AAAAATTAGGGATTGTAAACGCTCGAAAAACTCTTAGAAATAAATTTTTGCAAAGCGATTTCGATTATATCATTTTAAATGATGATGATATTTCTATTATTGGGGATTATAACGAGGGCCAATTATTTTTACAAGAAATAGAGAGAGTAAACGAGCAATGTATTGTTCAAAACGCTACTCTGTTTTCTGGATTTTGTATTAGTAAAAATTTATTTTCTCAAATTGATATTCCTAATTTAGAAGCGGCGAATGGAGAGGGCTTTGAAGATTTTGCTTTTTATAAAATATTATCTTTTCTGATTAATAAAACTCCCCGAAAAATAAAAACTAAAATTATATTTAGGCATAGTTTTGGAACTTCAACTTGGGGAAATAAAGAATTATTTTTAAAAAGCAAGCAAATGCAAGATCATACTTTAGAATATATAAATAAAGTAATAGAAGAATATAAACAGCAAAATACAAAAGAATAAATTTTAAGCATGGGGAGGAGATAAAAAGATGGATGAAGAATGGTATGAAAGTACTCATACAGGCAAAGAGATAGACGACGCCGTTGATGCCATAACGAGTATTAAAAATCGAGTCCCAACAAATATTAACGTTGATGAAGACGGATATTTAATTTTAGAAGACGGCGATAGAGCGATAAAAGGTAATAAAAAGGTTAAAATCACAGATAGTATTGTGATGGTGCAAGGTAAATCAGATTTTCCATCTGAAGGTAAAGCAGATGTATTATATATAGCATTAGCTGAAAAAGCTTTTTATATGTATGATACAGAAAAAAAGGAATACCGTCAGATTGTGGAAGATATAGAAAAAAAGCAACTTATTATTAATGGAGGTAACGCTTAATTATGGCAGAAGAAAACATTTTTAACACACGTATTCAATTAAGACGCGATTCAGCCGCAAATTGGACTAAAGTAGATCCAGTTCTTTTAGAAGGCGAATGTGGTATTGAATTGGATACAAACAAGTTCAAATTTGGTAATGGTACCAAGAAATGGTCTGAATTAGATTATGTTGGCACTCAAATCAAAATTGAAGGCGAAGGCGAAGTTATCGTCGGGGCAGCTCTTAATGCAGCTGGTGAATTAGTATTAACAAAAGGAAAATTACATTTAGAAGATGTTTATCTTACAGATGGATTAACATTTACAGCAGATATTGGTGTCCAAAAAGTTCCAGCATCTGGCTCAGGAACATTAGGTAAAGAAGGAGATTCTTTAAAACAATTATTAAGTAGCATTTTAGCAAAAGAAGCAAATCCTACAACTACTCAACCAACTGTTGTATTAAATTCAAGTAATATTGGTGCTAAAGAAGTTGGTACAAATATTGCATTAAACTGGAGTTTTACAACTACAGCAGGTAAATATACATATGGTCCTGATACAGGTGTAACATTTAGTGATTTCTATGTAGTGTTCAATGCAAAATCATATCAAGGATTTTCTGGAACAACTGATTCAATTCAAGTAACAGATGGATATTCTAATATTATCACAGGTGGATGTAAATCAACAGCAGGCGCAATACCAGTTACAAACTTAGGTAATGAATATCCAGCAGGACAAATTAAAGCAAAAGATGATTGGTCAGTTTCACGTGGAACATTATCTGGATATAGAAATAGTTTCTGGGGTTCAGTGAATTCTAAAGAAGGTGCACCAGATAGTGCAACAATTAGAGAATTAGCTGGAAAGAAAAATGGCACTATTGCGGCTGGCAATACTGGTGACGCAAATGAAGCAGTTGGCGCAATGAGAGTCATTATTGCTGTTCCTGCTCCAAGAACACTTAGTTCAATTAAAGATGTTAATGGTTTAAATGCTGAAGCATTAAGTGCATTTACAAAAATTACTGTTAGTGTAGAAGGCGCTAATGGTTATAAAGGTGCTGACTATAACGTTTATTACAAAGATAATGCAAGTGCTAATGATAAAGCTAATAAATGGCACTTTACAGTAGCATAATGGGAGGAAGATAGATTATGGCAATGGATTTTGGTAAATTAAATTTTGCTGTTAGTTTTAATAGAACTTCAGCATTCCCATTAGAAGCGAATAGTTATTTTGAAGATTTAGCATCTGCTCAAGCAGCTGCTGCTACTGCAGTACCTGCAGGCAGTTCAGATAGTGCTTATTATATTGGTCAATTAATTATTGTTACTACAGGTGGAGTATCAAATTTATATCAAATTAATGGTACTGTTGGTAATACAACTTTAAAGAAATTTGGTCAAGCTTCTAGTGCAGAAGAATTAAAAACAGATTTAGATACATTAAAAGCAAAATTTCAATTATTAGTTGACGGTTTAAGTGTATTTGTAGAAGAAAAGAAAGATGAATCTGGTAATGCTACAAGTTATACGGTTAAAAAAGCAACTGCATCACAAGATGGCATTATGTCAAAAGAATATGCTTCTAAACTAGATAGTATTGCAGAAGGTGCTACAAAAGTTACCGTTGATGAAACATTAACTGCAGAAGGCACAAATCCTGTTCAAGGTAAAGCAATTAAAGCAGAACTTGCTAATCTTGATGGAGATATTACTGCATTAGAAGGTGTTGTTGAAGGTAAAGTTGATAAAATTGAAGGCAAAGGTTTATCAACAAATGATTATGATAATGCTGCAAAAGCTATTGTTGACGGCATTGCTGGTAATTTAGATAAAAAAGTAGATAAAGTAGAAGGAATGGGTTTATCTCATAACGACTACGATGACGCTTCTAAGACTATTGTCGACGGTATTGAAGCAAAAGTAACTGCTGAGCAAGGCAGAGCAGAAAAAGTCGAACAAGGTTTAGATACTCGTTTAACTGCGGCAGAAGGAAAAATTACTTCTCAAGGCGAAGATATTGACAGTTTAAAACAAACAATTACTGGTTTAACAGGTGCAATGCACTTTGCGGGTGTTGTAGACGAAGTTCCTACTGATTTAACAAATTATAACGTAGGTGACGTTATTGTTATACATAATTCTGAATCTAAAAATGATAAGAAAGAATTTGTATGTGCAGAAATAGATGGAGCTAAAGCATTTGTTGAATTAGGTGATGAAGGTTCTCACTTAACAAAAACAGAAGCTGCTGCAACTTATGAAACAAAAGAAGATTCTCAATCAAAGATAGAAGGAGTATATCAACAAATACAACAAGTAGCGGAAGATGTTGAGACTTTAAATACAGATACGATTCCTAATGCAAAGCAAGAAGCAATTACCGAAGCAGGTAAAAATGCTGATGCAAAAATCACAGAAGCATTAAAATCATATACTAATACTACAGACTTAAATACTGCTTTAGGCAAAAAATTAGATAAATCTACATATGATACAGATAAAGCAGCTTCTGATAAATTAATTTCTGATAATGCAGCGGCTATCACAGAAAGTAATAAAAAAATTGCTGCTAATGAGAAAGCAATTGCTGACAATAAAGCAGAACTTCAAGGTAACATTGATAAAAAAGTTGATGCTGTTGTAGGCAAGAGTTTAGTTGATGATACTTTAATTGCTAAGATGGAAGGTCTTAAAGATAATGTTGTTATCAAAGAAATTGGTAATGGGTTATCATTAAGTGAAGAAGGTAGTTTAAGTACTAACGTAAAAATAGCTGATGTAGCTGGTTTACAAGCGACATTAGATACGAAACAAACCGAAGATCAAGTTAATACATTAATTCAAGCTGCTACTATTAAAGCTAGTAAAATTGACGGTGTAGTTGCAAATGCTACTCACGCTGGAACTGCTGATAATGTAGGTCATGTATTAACTGCAGGTTCTAAAACATTTAATGGTTCTGAAGATGTAGAAATTACCGCTGCAGATTTAGGAGCGTTAACCGAAATTCCTGTTGCTTCATCAGAAAAATTAGGCGGAGTTAAAATTGGTAGTGGTATTGATGTTACCACAGATGGTACAATCAGTGTTACTATTCCAAGTGCATTAGTCAAATCTGTAGATACTACTAATTTTGCTGTTTCAGCAGAAGGCAAATTATCACTTACAAGTGTATCAACAGACAAACTTACACAAGGAACTAAAACTCTTGTAATTAATGGTGGTACAGCAAGCGGCTTTTAATAATATAAATAATTAAACAAAAAGTCAAGACATTGAGTCTCTTATTGAGGCTCTTTGTCTTTTTTAAATAGAAAAGGGGTGGAATAAAAAACAATGGCAGAAGAAAATACATTAAATGCAAAAATCCAACTTAGAAATGATTCATTGGATAATTGGAATAAAAATTCCACTGTTATATTACAAAAAGGGGAAGTTGGTTTTGTAGAAATCCCAGGTAATGACGCTTCTACTCCTACTATATTATTTAAAGTCGGAGATGGTAAAACACAATTTGCTAAATTACCATGGGTAACGGCTTTGGCTGCAGATGTATATGCGTGGGCTAAAGCAGAAAATAAACCAACTTATACTGCAAGTGAGGTAGGTGTTACAGAAGCAAATTTCCCTGGTTTGAATAAAACTGGTACCGTAACATCTATAAAAATAAATGGAAATTCAAAAACTCCTACCAACGGTGTTGTTGATTTAGGAAACAATATTTTGACAGCTGATAGTTCTACTTTAACTGCGGATCACTTAATTAATTGGGGTTCTAGCGGTATCGAGGATAGTGGCATTGATAAAACTAGTGCTAAAAATTTAGTTGATAACTTTAAATATATACCAGGTACACCAGCTCCAGAGGTTTCATCACCTTATTTTCAAGTGCAAAATAATTTAGATATAAAAGGTATAGGACAATTAAAATCTTCGGGTTTAACGTTAGATCAAGATTTGAATTTTAATCAAAGATTAAGTTCAACCACATATCAACAAATATCTATTATACCAGATAGATCAGAAGGAAAAGTAAATTCTGAGATTTTATCTTTTATAGGAATTGGATCAAGAAGTCAAATTAATTTAAATTTTGATGCTGGTTCAAGAAGTATAAGTAACATTTTAACAGATAAAAATATAAACAATCTTTATGCGGAAGCATCTGATATAAATGCTTTATTTGGTATAACATCAACAACAGCAAGTGAAAATACTACGGCTAGTGAAAAAACAGTTGTAAGAGAATAAAATGATACTTTTATTTTAAGGATTTCAAGAAGGAATGAAATATTTCCTTCTTTTTTTACACGTTTTGACTTGACAAATCTTAATATTTAGGTATGATATAAGTAGCCAAAGAAAGGGGAAAATAAAAATGAGAAAAAAGGTACAAAACTATATGACTTGTGACCAATGTGGCAGTCCATTGCTTTATGTAAAAAATAGTTCCAGTGATCCTAATAAATTAGCGTATAAATGTATGTCTTGTGGACACGAACAAGAGATAACAACAGAAACAATTACTATGATACCAAATGATAGTATTCTCACATCGGGTTATAGATATGAAACCATAAAACCTAATGAAAAGTTAACCACTCTGGTAATAGAAACAAAAGATATTATATTAAAGAATGGCGTAGTCTCGATTACAATAGAACAAGACCAAATTAAAGATTATAATACTGTTATAATTAATGGTATTACATTTATAAGAAAGGAATAATTTAGTTATGAAAAAGCTAAAATTATTAGAAGGAATGGGACGGAAAATAAATTATGATTAAAGTAACATTTAAAGGTTCTGATAAACCTGTTTATTATGATTATATGATATATCCATTAAAGTATCGTAATTATTCAGATATGATTGAATTTAGATATTATACAGAAGGAGGAGGATTTAGTACCACCTCTGATGCAATTAAGAAAATAGAAAAGCAAGTAAAAGATTTGACTGTAAAAGAGCTAGTGAATTTGAATATGGAAGTTATTAAAGATCGCGTTATAGTAAATAATGATCAGGTAGTTTCTTTAGATCATTGGGTTGATGTAACTTACATTTTATCAGAATTTTCAGAGTCTAATGAAAAAATAAAAAATTTAAGTGCATGGGTTCGAGACGAATTATGGAAATGGAGGGACCATTAAAAAATGAAAAGAGTTGTGTATAAATATTGGTATGATGGTGAACGTTATGGTTCTAAGTTAGGAACCCCTTGTGATGACGCTGATTATTTAGAACGATTATATAATAAATTAGGTCAATTGGAAGATTATGAAGAAGAAATGAATGTTAATTTTCTGACTTTAGTAAAAGCAGTTGAATTAAATAAAGTCTATGTTAGATATAATAATGGATATCGTAAATGTAAAGTAGAATCAAGTAGTTTCCGTCGAGATGAAAATGGAAAAGTGAAAGCTTATCTTACATTAAGAATTATACAAGAAAATATTGAAATAGAAGTGGCCGCATCGGAATATAATAAGACTTGGTCATTTACCAAAAATAGGTTAAAAGAATGAAAAAAAAAGAATTAGAACAATATTTAGGTAAGAATGTTGAACTGATTTCTTCTAAGGGAGAAGCTTTTCAAGGCATTCTATACAAAAGCTATGATTATTTCATCAAAAGAGATCCTGATGTTATTGATTATTATAGAAATAAATATTGCTTGTCATTACCTAAGAGAAGATTTATTGCTTTCACATTAAGTTTTGTGAAGGAAATAAAAGAAATAGAAGAGGAGAAAAATTAAATGAGTATAAATATTGAAGAGTTAAAAAAAGAAAAAGAAGAATTAAGCAACTTGCTTGGACAGATTGGCAAAACAAGTTATGTGAAGAATAGGTATTATAATTCCGAAATGGAGTTTCAAATAAATTATAATAAGTTGCTAATTAGATTACAGGAAGAATGGGATAAAAAAGTCGGAAAGAATAATCCTTTATATTTTAATAAAAATATGTTAGCTTTTTTCGATGAAACAGGTATTCATTTCGGACTTAACAAAGAAGCAAGTGAAGATTTTTATAAATATATTAATCAATCTGACGACGAGAATTCTATGTTTATTGACGACTTAGCATTAAAAATGTTGAGACCGTTACATATTTCTGTAGATTATATTAACTATAAATTAACAAGAATGCGAACTGTTAATATCTGGAGAAGTGAAGATGCACTTGTGCTTCCTGAAAAATTTGTAGAAAAGTTTGTTACAACAGTTGATATATTGCAATCAGACATTGTTCATTATACAATGTCCACATTATCAGCTTATGTCGATGTATTAATAGCATCAAACAAAAATTAAAAAGTTGAGCAAAATCGCTTGACTTTTTTTATTATTCGCGTATACTAAATAGTGTCTTGAAACAAAAAACAAAACAACCATTTCAAGATTATTAAAAAATTATTAAGAAAAGGAGATTTTTAAAAACTTATGGAACAAGAATTAGAAGAAAAGAAAGCAGAGAAGAGATTTTCAAACATTGTGAACGTATCAGGCTATTTAAGAGAAAATAATCTTGAGTTAGTAAAAGACAAAGAAGGTAAACCTGTTATTTCTGGATCTTTCACTATCGCAGTCACAGAAGACGAATCTCACAAAATGCGCGTTTATTTAAAACAACCTGCAGATATGAAGGTTGAAAAAGACGCTAAAAAATGGGACGCAATGAAAGCTTTGTTACCAACAAACACTATTAGTATTGCATCTTATTTAAAATCAAATCCGACTGCAGATTTTGCAGTTGCATCAAGTATGTCTACAAAAGTATGGGCAGTTGGCAGCATGGAAGAATATGTTAGAAAGGAAAATGGTAAAGAATTATCTACAACAACTTTACGTGTTATTAGAGCAGGAGTTAGAACTGCAAGCGATAAACCATTTAATCCAGGAGCAAACTTCCAAGTTGATGTCTACATTGAGTCAATGAGCCCTGAAATTGTGGACGAACAAGAAACAGGCCGTGTAATTTTAGTAGGTTTAGTACCATTATATAAATATTTTGGCAGATTTACTTTTGTTGCACCTGTTGAAAATAATGTAGCTCAATACATTACAGACCATTATAACGTCACTGACACAACACGTTTATTTGGTAAATTATCTTGTGTCAAACATTCAAAAGCAAAAGCAGAAACAGGTAATTATTTTGGACAAGTTAGCACTCCTCAATATGAAACTACTTTCGTTCGTGAGAAAATCATCACAGGAGGTTCTGCAGAATCTATCAATTGTGATGAACCAAATGCAATCACAAAAGAAGAAGTTAAAGAAGGTTTAACAGGTCGTGAAACAAGAATGTTAGAAGCGGACAAAAAGCCAACATCTAAACCTGCTAATACAGGATTTACCGCTGCTGCTAAACCTGCATCAGTTACTCCAGTGGCATCTAAGCCTTCAGACGGATTTGATCCTATGAATTGGGACGGTTTAGGAGATATGTTTTAATTAGTAAAGGAGAAAATATAATATATGGCAACAATTGATATTTTTAATCCACGTGTCTCTGTTGTGGTAAAAGGTTTAAGAGGCAAAGTAGTTGTAATTTACGGTACAAATGGTACTGGTAAAACTCGTAATATGACAAAAGCACCAAAACCATTAGTTCTAGCTGTTGAAAATGGTTTAAATGCTATTAATGGTGTTCCTTATATCAATATTGATAAATGGGTAACATTTAAGCAAGTTGTAAATCAATTAACATCACCTTCTACAAGTGCTGCGGCTCATGAAAAATATGAAACAATTATCATCGATGCTTTAAATGGCTTAGATACATTAGGTGCAGAATTCATTTGTAATAACTATGGAGTAAAAAGACTTCGTGACGGTAATGACGGCTATGGTTTATGGCAAGAATATTCTCAAGAATTAGAAAAACAAATTAAGTTATTAACTGACTCCAATTATCTTGTTGTATTCTTAGCCCACGAAGGCGAACAAGAATTAATGGATTTAGTCGGTGAAAAATACACAAGATTATCCCCCAAAGGAGATAAACGTTTAGTAGAACCAATTATGGAACTTGCAGACATCGTAGCATATGCGCAACCTCAACCAGACAAAGAAGACGGAACCCCAGTTAATTCGACTTTATACTTAAAAGGTAATAGAGCATTTAGAGCAAAAAGTAGATTTGATTATATTACTCGTTCAATTCCAGAATGGTCATATGACAAATTTGAAAAAGCGGTTGCTGATGCAATTACTGCAGAAGAAGAAGCCACTAATACCAAAGCTATTACACGTGAAGAAGCTGTAAAGGTTGAAGAAAAAATTAAAGAGGAAGAAGAAAAATCAAAACTTCCGTTAGCAACATTAGTTGAACGAATTGGTATGATGTTACGTTCAATGCAACAAAAAGAAGGAAACCTTGAAACATATAAAGCAATTATGTTAGATGAATTAGGTACTGCAGAATTCAAATGTAATACAGCAACTGAAGCTCAAAGAGACCAAGTTGAATTACTATATAATGCTTTAGTTAAAAAAGGTTATAATAAAAAACAAGGAGCTTAATTAATATATGGCAGCATCAAGTCTAAAAAAATGTGATGGATGCGGTCAGTTCATATTAGGCGAAATAAGAATCTTTGAAGGAAAAAAGTATTGTCAATCCTGTTATGAAAAATTAATACAAGAAAGAAAAAACAAGGAAGAAACAAAATCTTCCTTGTATGCTTGTATTAAACAAGAATTTGATGTATCAGACCTACCTCCTGAAATAACTTATAAATTAGATAGGTTATTAGCATCAGGAAAAACTCTTAAAGATGTTCAACTTGTATTATGGTATTATTATAAAATATTAGGTAATAGTCATAATAATTTATATATAATTGATCGTGTTGTGAATGAACAATATGATAAAGCAATAGAATATCTTAAAAAGACGTATCAAAAGAAACAAATTAATGATACAAAAACAAAAGAACAAATTGTAGGTAATGATAGAATTGTAAAAATCAATAGGAATGATAATTCTCAAAGATTTAAGAATTTAGGTTACAAGATGGAGGATTTATAAATTATGAGCAATAAGGAACAATTGGTATCACAAGCCAGTAAAATGGCAGTTATACAAGTATTAGCAGCTTTAATTAAAGATCCTCTTTTATTTTCTGATAAGAATTATAAATTTGACATAGACGATTTTCCTGAACAATTCCACAGAATTCTATTTGGAGCTGTTCAATATTTATCTTTAAGTGGTTTACAAAAAATAGATTATATCGATATCGATCAATTTCTAAAGGGTTATCCTGTTCAATATGCGGTATTTATGGCTAATCAAGGTCCTGAATACGTACAAAGAGCAATTAATATTTATGATGAACGCAAATTTAACTACTATTATAACACATTGAAAAAATATGGTTTATTAAATCTTTTAATTCAACAAGGAATAGATACAACTGATATCTATGACCCTGATATTACAGACCCTCAAAAAATTGCAGATATGCAAGAACGCTTTGACTCATACTCCGTGAAAGATATTATTAATCACGTTGATAAAAAAGTTTTATTTGCAAAAGAAAAATTCGGTACAACGAGTGATATTGTTCAAAATCAAGCGGGAGACGGAATTGATGAATATTTTGACTCATTAGAAGAAACTCCTGTTATGGGTTGTAACTTCTGTAGTCCTAAATTAACTACTATTTTCAGAGGTTTTCGTAAAGGTGCTCTATATGTTGAGTCATCCGCTCAAGGCGTTGGTAAATCTCGTCGACAAGCAGCCGAAAGTGCTCATATGGCAGTATCTGAAATCTATGATATTGATAAAAGAGAATGGGTATCTACAGGAGCAAATGGACACAGTTATGAAAATCCAACACTGTTGATATCTACTGAATTGGAATTAAAAGAAGTTCAAACAATGTGGGCCGCTTATATTGCAGGAGTTAAAGAAGATCATATTCTTGACTGTAATTATATAGCAGATGAACGCGAACGTGTGAAGAAAGCTCGTGCAATCATTAAAAAAGCTCCTTTATATTTTGTAAGTATTACCGATTATGATATTGACGATATTGAAAATCTTATTAAGCAATATCATTTACAACGTAATGTTGATTATATATATTACGATTATTTATCTACTACAATCAAAATTATGTCAGAAAGTAGTCGTAAAACTAAAATGAGCGGTTTAAGAGAAGATCAAATCTTATTATCATTTGTTACAAGATTAAAAGACCTTGCAAAAACTCTTGATGTCGGTATTTGGACAGCAACTCAATTGTCAGGTGACTGGAAAAATGCAAAAGAAGCGGACCAACAATTATTAAGAGGTGCGCGCTCTATTTCCGATAAACCAGACTGTTGTTCTATTTTACTTCCAGTTAGAGAAAGTGATAAACCAATTATTGATAGTTATTGTTCAAAAGGATTTGAACTAGTTCCTACTCACGTATTGCATGTTTTTAAAGTTCGTCGTTCTCGCTTAAATAATGTTAAATTATATGTATTCTTTGATAGAGGAACTTGTAGACTTATTGACTGTTTTGCAACTGATAAAGAAGGAGTTATGGTAGAAATAGAAAATACTTATGGCGATCCAGGAGAAAAAGTCGAAGAAAAGAATGTTATTATCAAACCTAATATTGAAACTATTACTCCAGAGGGAGAAGTTGCAGAAAAAACTATTCCTAATATAATAGATGATCCATTACCAGATTTTGAAAATAGTAATAACAATCCAGTTATTAATAAAGATATAATAAAACAAGAAGAAGTTGAAACACAAGATACTAATAATATTGAAGAAAAAGAAAATGAAGAAGAAAATTTTGAAGAAGAATTCCCGTCATTCAATGAACCTAACTCAGGTTTTGATTGGGACTTCTAGGGGGTTATGAAGTATGTTAACAGCAGAACAAGTTAAAGAACAATTAACCACCGAAAATATTATTCAATTGTGTTGTGAACTTCAAGGAGATGATGTGTATTACACAGATTCTCAAGGTAGGCCATTATTCTCCACATCTTTGGACCACGAAGGTGGAGACAGTTATAAATTATGTTACTTTCCAGACTCTAAGCTATTTTATTGCTGGACTCGTGGAACAACGAAAGACATATTCGATATAGTTAAATTTATTAAAGGTTTTGAGTCATTTAATGAAGCTTTCTTCTTTGTATGTAATTACTTCCACTTAAGTAGTAATAACTTTGAAGAAGCTAAGCCTGAATTAACCGATGATTGGGACATTTTCTATAAAATGGACAATTATAAAAAACTCGAAATAAAAGAAGAAACTCATTTACCAAAATTACAAGAAAATTTATTATGTTATTTTGGTAACTTAGCCGCTCCTACTGAATGGTTAAAAAATGGGATTAGCGCAGAGGTTATGAGATATTATGGCATCAGAGTAGACTCTGCATTAGATAAAATTATTATTCCTCATAGAGATATAGACGGGAATTTGATAGGCATTAGAGGTAGAACTTACGATCCTATTGAATTAGCAAAAGGACAAAAATATATGCCTGTGTTCATTGAAAAAGACATATATAACCACCCTTTAGGTCAAAATCTCTTTGGAATTTATGAAAATAAAGAAACAATCCAACGTTTAAAAAAGGTATTGATTTGTGAAAGTGAAAAAGCTGTGTTACAAACAAGTACTTTTTATGGAATAAGTAACTGCTTCTGTGTGGCAACATGCGGTTCTGCAGGATTAAGTCAAAAACAAATAGATTTATTATTAAGTCTAGGTGTTGAAGAGATTATATTAGGGTATGATAGAGAATATCAAGGTGGCAAAGATGCTCCTGATACCATAGAATATGAACAAAAATTATTAAAAATTGTTCAACCTTTAACTCCTTATTTCGATGTATATGTTATTATGGATTATACAGGAAAATTAGGTTATAAAGATTCTCCTACAGACTCTACGAAAGAGGTGTTGGAATATTTAATGAAACATAAGATTTATATTCCATCCATTTCAGCAAAAATTAAGAAGAAAAGAAGGGAGAGATAAATTATATGGGAAACATGATTAAGAAGCCAATTCTCTATTCGTATTCAAGATTAAACACATACGATAGTTGTGGTTGGAAATACAAATTAAATTATGTTGATAAGAAGTATATTAGTATTAATAATATTGCTAATCTATTGGGAACATTAATTCACTCCGTTGAAGAAAATATTGCAATATGCTTACAACGTGGTGAACCTATTAATTATGAATATTGGAAAGAATATTTTATGAATGTTAATATTCCTAAAAAAAGCGTGTATGATACAGACGGTGATATTTATGGTATTAATATTTTAAAAGAAAAATATCACGATGATTTCTATGCAATTAATGAAAAGACAGGACAATCTTATTTCACTAAGTGTATGGATTATTTGAATACAGGAATGTATCGTTTAGAAAAATATATGCAAGCACATCCAGAATTAGAAATATATGATGTTGAACATTATTTCGAAATTAATTTTCACGGATTGATTATTAAAGGGTATATAGATAGAATTTTTAAAAACAAAGAAACAGGTGAATATATCATAGAAGATATCAAAACAAAAGATCATCCATTTGATCAAAAAGATTTAACCACACCATTACAATTTGTTATTTATTCTATTGCATTACAAAAGCAATTAACTTTAAATGATTATCCTACACATTGTACTTACGATTTACCATTATGTGATATGAAACAAGAAGCTGGAACAAAAGGTTTTATCGCAAGAGGAATTAAAAAATTAGATAAAATTATTGCGGGAATTACCGCAAATGAATTTGTGCCAAAACCATCTGCATTATGTTACTGGTGTCCATTCTCTAAAACAAATCCTAATCAACCTGAAGAAGGAAAAGGATATTGTCCATATTATTCATTATGGACTCGTAACGGTACCGCTAAATCGTGGGATGTGGCGTTTAAATGGGAAGGCATGGATAAACATTTAGAAGTAATGAAAAAGTTTGAAGAGGCTGAAGATGTTTTAAGTAGTAATAATGCCGCTGGCGGTTCTTCTGACCCTTTCGATTTTGATTTTTAGGAGGTTAGCAAAATGAGAACAAATAGTATTGAAATTTGTAAAATACATCTTGATTTTGATGCTTTACAAAATTGGCGAGATGCAGAGCACGATAATATTCCTATCAGTTGTTATCTTGCATTTTATAAAGCATGTGGACTTATGTCTTATATAAAAGATAATTTTTCCGAAAACGAAAATAATCAAGTCTGTGCTGTAAATAATATTTTATGTAATTTTACCACAATGAAGAAAATTAAAAATTTTATTGTAAATAATTGGGAAACATTTAATATTGATTTATTAGGTGATGAACAAGTTGTTTGGATAAAAGGCGAACGTAAAGAACAACGTAAACGTCCTAAAAAAAGAAGATCTGAAATAAGACATAGCGTCGACTTAGATTTTGCAAATTATTGTCCTGGTCTTGATGAAGAATTAGAAGATGATGTTATTACATTGGTTAAATATGAAAAGTTTGATGAAGTTATTGATGCCGACATTAAAGAAAAAGAAGGTGAATAGTTATGGTAGAAGTGAAACATTATAAGCACAATAAAGTTGCTCAATTCTTATATGACTATTGTTTAAAAGGAAGTAAATTCTTATATAAATATCCTGTTATTTATTGGATATTACAATTTACTTGGGGTATCATCTATACTATCATTGGTTCTATTATTGGTTTCTTTGCTTGGATGATAGGCGGCGAAGGATCTTCTTTCCACCGTGGATATGTTATTATGATTGGTGATAACTGGGGAGGATTAGAATTAGGTTTAGGTGGTCTAGTTGCTTATAATATGGGCGAAGAATGGACCGATCATTGTAAAAAACACGAAATGGGACACTGTTATCAAAATGCCTTATTAGGACCATTTGCAATATTCCTTGTAATGATTCCTAGCGCTGTTAGATACTGGTATCAAAGAATCAGAACTAAAAAAGGATTGCCTAATAAAGATTATGAAAGTATTTGGTTTGAAGGTTGTGCCACTGAAATCGGCGAAACCTTATATGGTTATTTGAAAGAAGAAACAAACAAATAAGATAAATTCAAGGCTTCTGCTTTGTATTTATATATTAAGTTGATGCGCGATGTTATGAATAATAGCATTGACGACATCAGATTATCGAAAGATAAGCAAGGAGATTGGACTTGGTGTCCTATATCACACTTGGGAAATAGTAGCTCAAAAGGGCTGCTATTTTTTATTTCAGTTATCTACAAATTGAAGTCAACTGAAAATATGAAAATTTACTTGACAATGGGGAATATTTCTATATAATAAATATGTAAAAAGTACCCCAAATTACTTTTTTTGGTAAAAACGTTTTAGAAAAATACTTTGACCCCTGTTGGGGTGTGTTATAGAAAGGTGGAGATTTTAATGTATTGTAGTTTACATAATCATACAGCACAAGGTTCTAATGTGAAATTTCTCGATAGTATTAATAGACCAGAAGATATGGTGACATACGCTTTAGAATTAGGTTATAAAGGTATGGCATTTACTGATCACGAATGTTTATCTGCGGCTGTTTCTATTATAAAAGTAAGAGACCAAGTGCAAAAAGAGCATCCTGATTTTAAATTCATTTTTGGAAATGAAATATATTTAATAGATGAAACCGAGGTACATAACACAGATAACTTTTTCCATTTCATTTTATTAGCAAAAGATCTTGAAGGTTGGAAACAATTAAGGACGTTATCTAGTCGTGCCTGGGATAGATCTTACATGTATAAAGGAATTTTAAGAACTCCTACGACATATCAAGACATAGAAGAAGTTATAGGTTCAAATCCAGGTCATATTATAGCAAGTAGTGCGTGTATCGGTGGTGAGTTAGGAGTTACTATTCTCAACCACAATAAAGAAAGATTAAATAAATTTGTTAATTGGTGCATAAAAATTTTTAGTAAAGATAATTTTTACATTGAATTACAACCAGCTTTATATGAGGAACAACAACTTGTTAATAAAGTATTAATTAATTTATCTAAATTTTTTGGGTTAAAATATATTTTTACAACAGATAGTCATTATTTAAAAAAAGATGATATGTTATTACATTCTGTATTTTTAAATAGTAAACAAAGTAAAGATAGAGAAACAGAAAAATTTTATAAATATACTTATTTAATGTCAATCGAAGAAATTACCGAAAATTTAAAACAAAACGGATTATCTGATAGTATGATTAATGCTGGTTTTGATGCAACAATGGAAATATATAATAAAATCGAAAATTATGATTTTAGACATAGCACAATTGTTCCAGCACCATTTTTACCACAATTTGAAGTTATTCATTTGTTTAAAAATTATTATGATAAATATCCTTTTATTAAAAAATTTGCTTATAGTAATGTTGACCAAGATCGTTATTTATTATATCAAATAGAACAAGGTTTTATTACAAAAAAACAAGAATTATGTGATTTACGCGTAGAACGTATTAATATAGAATTAGATATTATTGATTATATTAGTAATCGTTTGCATCAAAGTCTCAGTGCTTATTTAAACTTAACAGTAGATATGGTTAACACGGCTTGGCAAGTAAGTTTAGTGGGATGCGGACGTGGATGTTTTACGCCAGGTCAAAAAGTTCAACTTTCAGACGGAACGTTTGAGAACATTGAAAAGGTACAAAAGGGAACAAAAGTACTTACTCATTTAGGTAATTATAAAGAAGTGTATGGAACTTTAAATTATGATGTAAATGAAACTCTTTATAAAATTACAGGAATTGGAAGAGAGACTATTACGTGCACAAACAATCATAAATTTTGGGGAATAAAAAACAGTATTTGTAATGCATCAAGTTCAAAAAATCAATATTGTAATAAATTCTGCAAACGAAATAAAAATTGTCAATATAAGCAATTTCATGATTCTTGTGAATGGATAGAAGCTCAAGATTTAAAAGTTGGCGATTATATAACTGTACCTAAAAATCATTTTTTAGAAACTAAAACATCAGTGATAGATTTAAGTGATTATGTTCCTAATATTACCATTATTAATAATGATTATATATATTATAGAAACGAAGAAAACAAATATTTAGGTTATGATGAACAATATATAATAAATAGATATATTAATATTTCTCCAGATTTTTGTCGACTTATAGGTTATTTTATAGGAAATGGTTATACAGTAATTAATGAAAAAACAAATAATTATAAAGTTTCTATTTCATTTAATAAAGCTCATAAAGAAAAGATCGAAGATTGTGTTAATATTATTAAAGGTTTTTATAAAGGCACAATTAATATTAAGGAACACACAACAAAACAAGTTGTTTCTATAACTATTTATAATAAATGTTATGCTTATATTTTTAATAAGTTATGTGGTGAGTTAGCACAAAATAAACATGTTCCTGTATTTATTTTTGAAAATAAAGATAGAGTTGTACAATGTTTAAAAGGTTTAATGTTAACAGACGGAAGTATTTCTATAGAAGAACATTCTGCTAAATATTCAACAATAAGTTCAGAATTATATTATCAAGTTAATTTTATGTTTAGTTTAATTAATATTTATTCCCGTATGTATACTAGTACAAAGAAGAAAAATAATTGGAAACCTGAATTAATAAATAAAATAACCAGTGCTGATTTTGATGTAATGATGCAAACCTTATTTCCTGAAGTCAAAATGGCGAAACAAATATACTACTCTAATAGGGTGAAACAAGATGAAACATATTTCTATATTCCTATAACAAAAATAGAAACATTAGAATATCGAGGAAAAGTATATGATATATCTGTAATGGATGATACGTCTTATACTATAAATGGTGTAGCAGTTCACAATAGTGCATGTGGCTTCTATGTAAATTATTTAATAGGTGCAACGCAAGTAGACCCAATTAAATATAACTTACCATATTGGCGTTTTGCTAATAAAGAACGACTTGATTTATTTGATATTGATGAAGACTATCAGCCTGAAAAAACAGAAGAAATTATTCAATTATTAAGAGATAAATATGGAAAGGATAATGTTCTTAATTGTGCAACGTTTAAGACAGAATCTTTAAAATCAGCAGTGTTAACTTCTTGTAGAGGTAGAGGGATTAACAATGACGAAGCACAAGCTATGGCATTAATGGTGCCACAACATCGAGGCAAAACATATACATTACAACAATGTGAATTTGGCGATGAAGAACAAGGCTTTGATCCTGTACCTGAATTTATTAACAAATTAAAAAGTTACGAGGGATTATATGAAACTGTTAAAATGATTGAAGGATTATCAACTAATTGTTCTATTCACGCAAGTGCTTTATATGTATTTAATAATAGTTATCTAGAATATAATAGTTTAATGAAGGCTCCTAATGGTACACGTATTACCGCATTTAATATGCACGACAGTGATGATTTAGGCGCATTAAAAATGGATGTTTTAAGGACCGACGCTCAAAGTAAAATGGCAAAATGTTTAAGTTTATTATTAAAAGATAATCAAATCGAATGGCAAGGTTCTTTAAGAGCAACCTATGATAAATATTTGCATCCAGACGTATTAGATTATGATAGTTCAGATATGTGGCATAAAGCCTGGAATGGCGAAATTGAACAATTGTTTCAATTTGAAACTCAAGTTGGTGGGGTTTGTATTAAAAAGTCTAGACCTACTAATGTATTAGAATTAGCTGAAATTAATTCTATTATGAGATTACAAAGTGAGTCAGGCGAACAACCAATTGATAGATATGTACGTTTTAGAAATGACCCAGAACAATGGTATCAAGAAATGCGTGATAATGGTTTAAACGAACATGAAATTTCAATTTTAGAAAAATATCTTAAAAAAAGTTATGGTGTATCAGGTTCTCAAGAAGTATTGATGCAAATTCTAATGGATCCTGAAGTTTGCGGTTTTACTTTAAGAGAGGCAAACGACGCTCGAAAAGCGATTGCAAAAAAACAAACAAAAAAATTAATTCAATTAAAGAAAGACTTTTTTGAAAAAGGAAGTCTTACACCAGGTTCAGATAATAAGATTGTAGAACTAGATTTTTAGAAGGAAAAATATTTCCTTCTTTTTTTATTGACATTTTTAAATAATTAGATATACTTATAAATGTAAAAAGAAACGAGGAAAACTGATATGACAAAAAATGAATATTCTTTAATTAAAAATTATTCATACAAAGATTATTGTGATTATTTAAATAATAAATATGATAATTATAATAAAGAAGGGTTATTCAAACATCATTTTTATGAGAATGAAAAAGCTAATTTATCAAACCCTGAAATTGCAAAATATGCAACTATAGAAGAAAAAGAAACTGTTGTTTATTGTAATTATTTAGAACATTTATTATTACATATTATGATAGGCGAACAAACTGATCCTAGAAAACGTTTAGGATTAGGAGGAGCGATAAATTATATTATTCCTGATATTGAGAATTATTATAATAGTAACATTAAAAAATATAATGATAGTTATTATAATTGCTTAATTGATAATAGAGAACTATTTGATATTCTCGTAGCAAGATGTAATCAAGCTGTTGAAAAATTACAAATTGTATTAGAATCAAATATTTCTTTATATAAAGAAGTTGAATATAATCTTAATGTTAATTATAAAGCATTGGTTGTTTTAGGCACAGGACTAGGTAAAACTACTACAGCTTTAGAATATTTAAAAAACAATAAATGTAGAGCATTGGTTATTGGTCCTAATAATATTATTAAAACTGGTTGGGAAGAATATTCTGACTGGTGTGATACTACTACATATCAAAGTTTTGCAAATAAATATAAAGATATTGATTATAGTCAATATGGTTTGGTTATTTTGGATGAAGTTCATCATATAGGTTACGATGAAAGTACAGACACAGGAGCTAAAGTTTGGAGCAAGGGAGTTCATTATATCTTAGATCAAGGTATTAAAGTTTTAGGATTAACAGCAACTCCAGAGCGTAGCGATAGCATCAATGTAGGACAAACCATTTTTAAAAATTGTGTTTGTGAAGGAAAATCTATTGAAGATGCCATTGAACAAGGTATTATTCACCCTTTCTCTTATATTACCGCATTATATAACACAGATGGTATTATAGAAGAATGTAGAAAATGTGATAATAAAGAATTAGTTGGGCAACTAGATATTGCTTTAAACAATACTCCTAAATTAAAAACAATTTTATCAAATAGAATGCCTGCTGGTAAAAGAAAAGGTATTGTTTTTATTCAAGATATTGCTGATGAAGACAATATTAAAGATATTTTAAAGGATGCTTTTCCTAATATTCCTTGTAAAGCTATTCATTCAAGAATGACAGACGAAGAAATTAAAAATAATCGTGCTTGGTTTGAAAACACAGACGAAGGATTTTTGTTGGCAGTTAACATGATTTCAGAAGGTGCTCATTATAATGGGGTCAATACATTGATCATGTTTAGAAAAACTAATTCATATTTAGTTTTCACTCAACAATTAGGTAGAATTGTTACATTGGTGAAAAACGAAAATCCTAATGCTATTGTATTTGACTTAGTTAATAATATAGATAATATTGAATATCATAATGTTAAATTAGATCAAAAAACTCATTCTATTGGTAAAATCGTTAAAGTGTTAGAAAAAACAGAAGCATTTAAGTCTGAACAGATTATTGTTGCTGAAGAATGTAGAAATATTGTCAAAACAATCCGAGATATTAAAAATTATGAAGATGATTCTTGGCAAGATTGGGAAATTAATATTCTTAGACAATATTTTGAGACTAAAGGACCAGATTATTGTTTAAAGCTTATCAATGAGCAATGGTATAGCTCAAAAAGAACGCTGAGTAGTATTTCAAACTATGCTTTTAAAATTGGATTGCGTTCTGATAAGAGTTGGACTCTTGAAGAATTTGAAATTTTAAAAAAATATTACGTAATAGAAGGAAGACAAATTCAAAAAAGATTAATTAATAGAAGTTGGTATAGTATTAGAGCCCAAGCATATAAAATGGAATTGAAAATGTCTACTGATGCTATGGAATGTAAACCATGGACAGAAGAAAATACAAAAATATTATATCAACAATATCCTATACATGGTCATAATATCATAGAGTTAATAAACTATGGCTATAACCTTAACCAAATTGATCAAAAAGCTCGTAGAGAAGGTTTAAAATTTAATAATAAAATGTTTTGGGCTAAATGGACAAAAGAAGAAGATGATTTTTTAAAAAATATTTTTAATAATGAAGATAAGATCAATAGAAACAAAATTGTAAATATTTTTCAAAATAAATATCCTTATAGAACAGAAAGTTCTATAAAAGCAAGAATGAAAACATTAAGATTATCTAAAATAGACAATATAAAATTTTGGACAAAAGAAGAGGAAGAAATAGTAAAAAAATATTATCCCAAAATAGGGACTAAATGTTCAGAATTAATACCTAATCATTCCAAACAAGCTATTGTAAAAAAAGCTCAATGCTTGAATGTATCTAAAGAATGTATATAAAAATAAATAAAGATATTGACTTTTAAATATAATCTTATATAATAAATAGTGTAAAGGAGAATAAAGTTATGAAATTAGAAAAAAATAAAACTTATATTTATAATGGTCCTTCAACAAAATTATTAGACAGAACAATTGCTGTTGCGATGGGAATTTGTAGAAATTATGAAGAATATGTAAATCTAGTTAGAAATCAAAAATATCATTTTGATGACGAGGGGAATCAAAGCTTTGAAAATCCTGGAGAAAAAATTAATTCAGAACCTTATGTTGAATTAAAAACAGGAGATAAAATACAAATTCAAGCATTAGGACATGAAAAAAACACAGCGAAAGTAAGGTTATTTAAGCCTCCTTTTAATCAAATAATGTTTGGTAATTTTATAGACATACCAACTGATTTAAGTAATATAATTGATTATTTAGTTGAAGATAAATAGTGTGTAAAAAGAAAGGAACCAAATTATGAAAACTATTAGAATATTTATTACGCTTAAGCAAAATGATATAATTAATATTCCTGATGACACATCCGATAGTGAAATTAATGCAATAGTTGATAATTATGCTAGTGAGTTAGCAGAAAACGCAGGAATTTCAAAATATGAAGTTGAGTGGCAAGAAGATTGGTAACGTTTAATTATAGAAAGGAAAAAACATTATGAAAAAAGAAGAATTATTTAAAGCAGACACATTTGATTATATTTGTAAACTAATCAAAGAAAAATTAACAAAATCTATGAAAGGTAATAAACAAGTAAGTATTTTAGAAATAAAAGCATACAATTTATCAACAAAATCAAATGATTTTGAAAAAGAATTACAAATAAAATTTGCTGTAGATCTTAACCCAGAAGATTTTTGTTCAACGGTATATATTGACTCTGTTTGGTACTATGATTTATTTGATGTAAAAGAATTTGCTTCAATTGTTGCAAGCAATGTTTTAAAATCATTAAGTGGTGAAAGTTCTGTTAGAAATATAAGCATTGCTGAAAAAGATAATGATAGCGAGATATTTAGTGTTTATACAAGAAATTATAAATAGAAAGAAGGTTGTCAACATGAAGAATAAAAGAAGTATTTTATTGATTGTCTTAACGATTGTGATTATGTTTCTATTAGGAGCTTTGATCGTTTTGGGTAGTTGCACTATTCTTTCTTACCCTTGGAATGTTATATCAACTATGTGTTTAAGTCTTGTTGTTGGTTTAGCAGGTAATAGAGTGCTAAATATTATTATTGATAAAGAAGGGAAAAATTAAAATGATAAATAATAAGAAAAAAGAAGAAATTGAAACTTTGTTAGAAGAGACATTTGTTGATAGCTCTGATAAATTGGATTGGTTATCTGAAAAAGGATTTGTTGAAGCTGACAAATGTTATTATTATTGTTATTCTGATAAAAATGGTAATTACATTGGTAACGATAGTGATGATGATCCTTATGACATATTAGAAATACTTTTAAAACATATTGATTATGATGAATTTATGACAAAATTTAATGAAGAATTTGGAGAAGAAAACAATGGATAGTATCAATTGGCAACAAAAATATATGGACGAACATATTAAAGTTCAAGATTTAGAGTCTAAAGTTGAAATTTATGAAAATATTACAATTCCTAGATTGAAAGAAGAACTAAAATCTTTAACAAAAATTATTGATAAATTAAAAAAACTATAAGGAGAGCAACCATATGCGTAATGATTTTGATTGGGCAGCTGTTGCAATAAGTGTTGCAGCTAGAAATGCTGCTGAAAGACAAAAGTTAGCAGAATTAAATAATTTAAAAACAAAAGCCGAAGAATATTCTACTTTAGCTAATGCTACAAAAGGGCAAGAAAAAGAAAAATATTTAGCCTTAGCAGAACTTTATACTGATAAATATAATAAAGAAGTAAAAGCTTATAATGAAGCTATTGAGAAACAAAAACAAAGCGACCTTATATGGGGTGTTGTTGGTATTATTGCTGCGATAATTATTTTGATAGTAATATTAGTCATGTTGTCAAATAGCAACTAAAAGCAAGTAAATAAAAAAAGGAAAATAGAATATGGACGCTAGTAAATTTGTTGAGCAAAAAGAAAATTTAGAAAAAGTATTATTTGACATAGAAAAGTATGACACTGGTTATAGTCCGTATGGTAGTTATAGTTGTATTAAAGATTTCAAACACAATTTGAATCTTGATATTAAAGCTATGAGACTATATGTTACATTAGCAGATGCTTGGAATAAACAATTTAATAATGAAGATAAGCAATTAAATAAATATATAGAAGTATCATTCTGTGTTGAAAGAGGAATTAGTTTTTCATTAACAGGAGAAGCAAGTAATATTTTCTATGATTATATCTATGGTTCTCTTAGTGATACGTTTATATTTATAGATTCTATGATAAAAAAATTACTTGAACCATTTGATACAAGTATTGAGTATTTTAATAAAATCTTGCATAATGTTCAATATAAAAGATATGAAGGTGCAGGTTATGTATATGATATTGATAAAGTGAATGACATTCTATGTAGTATAATTACATTCCTTAAATCAGACAATTTAAAAAATATTAATCCAGGCATTGAAGCTTATATTGAAGGATTGATTAAATGTGCGGATGTAGAAGAATAGGAGATAATATAGATGAAAAAATGTGATTTTTGTAATTATTATGATCCATTAATCAACCGCTGCGGATGCTATCAGTCTATTAAAAACTGTTCTGAAGCTATTAAAACCTATGCACAAGTATTAATGAGCCAAAATCAAAATACTAAAACTAAAAATATTAATATTAACAAAAGCAATAATAAAAAGAAAGGAAAATAGTAATGAGTAAAATAAAAATTGATAGATTTACGAAAGAATTATTAGATGATATAATTTTAAAAAGCAAGGAAGATGACGAACTTATTAAAAGTTTTTGTTTAGAATTTGTATATAATGACGAATATGAATGTTGGATTACTACAACTTATCAAAGTGGTAAAACAGACGATGAACGATATTTCGATAAGACTATGAACCAATTAGCTCTAGACCAATGTCCACTCAAAGGAGGTTGTATTGTTCTTCCGGTCGATTATGAGAGTGTTATTGATCCAAACATTGTTGAAAATTTTCCAGGCTGGTCGAAAACGTATACGTTAGATTTAAGCAATATAGGAATTTTAACTGATAAAGAAAAAGAATATTTAAAAGCTGTAATTGAACCATATAGATTACTGGTCTCAGATATAAGCAAGATAGTCGGTTGGAATCACGATCCAGAACAAATTTTTGTTTATTTAGATTGTGGAGATCCAATTACCTTTCCGATCATTTTACCAGAATTAAAATTTTCAGGAATGGAATTAAATAAGAATTATACTTTAGAAGATTTAGGAATATAAAGGAGAATAACATTATGAAAAAAGAAAAAATAACTTTTAGTGAATTTTTAGAAAACGATTATGCAGTAATTCATTGTCATACAAGAGAAGAGTTCGATTATCTTATGGACAAATTAATAGCAAGAACACCATATAATATGTATTATAATCCTAATAAAGGAATTGAGGCTGTATGGTATGATTATGGCGCAGAAGGTTGTGTGCAAAACAACGGAGTAGGAGCGGACTATCATTTTTATTCGCAACTTGATAATTATACTATTTATGAGTTCGAAGAATTAGATTTTAATAAATAACAAAGAGGATAAAAACATGAAAATTAAATTAAATGAATTTTGGCACAGTGAAGAAAAACTAGCTATTCATTGTGACACCGAAGAAAAAGCAGATAATTTATTAAAAGCATTTGATAGACTAGGCAAGAAATGGTGTGAAAATGTTTCTTATTTAGAGACAAATTGTTATTCACATTATGGGAAGATGTCTTGTTATTCCAATAATAGGTGTATTTCCGATTATAATTATTATGAAAACAACGGTTATAAAATCTACGAATTTGATGAAGTAGATTTAGATGAATAAAAGCCCTCTTTTATTTAGTGGAACTTGTGCGTAAAAAGCATAAGTTCTTTTTTTACTTGACTTTTATAAATATTTATATATAATTTAAGTAAGTAAGAAAGGGTGATATCAAATGAAAAAGATTATTATTATTTGTAACGACAAAGTTATTTCAGAACACGAAACATCAGATGTATATTATGATGCAATGATGAAAGAATGCGAAGGACAACTAAATGAAGGAACTCTCGACAGTAGAGTGTTTGAATTCAATGAAAAAGAACAAGCTAAAATCACTACATATATAGTAAAAAATCTCACATATAAATTAATAGATAAGAAAGAACCAGAGAGAGTGATAAAATAATATGGCAAGGCAAGAATTTCTTAATTATATATGGGAACACTGCATAAAGCCACAGATATCGTACAGTTTTAGCTTGAACCATACACTCCCATATTCCGTAATAGCAGTCCAAGAAATGAATTTAGCAACGCGTTGGAACCCTTTGTATTGGTCTTGTGCTTGTCTTTGTATCAACGCAGGAAATCCGGAAACAGGATTTGAAGAAGATGACGATGAGCAAGATGAGGAAGAAAAGAAAACTAAATCAGGTGCACCATCATATGGTAAAATTTCAAAAGCTTTAACTGATTGCAGGCTTCACGGTGTAAATATTGAATTTCCAAACATTAATACATCTCAAGCAGATTTTGTACCTGATATTGAAAACAACAGCATCTTATATAGTTTAAAGACTGTTACAAATGTGAGCGATGATTTATATTCACAAATCATTCAGAATAGGCCTTATTCATCAATAGAAGATTTCTGTTCTAAAGTATCTGTTACACCAGCACAAATGTCTAGTTTAATTAAAGCTGGTTGCTTCAATTCTTTATATAAGATATCAAGACGAGCAATTCTCTATGCTTATTTCAATTATTTAGCAAATCAAGAAATAATCCTTAAAAAAACATTGAATTTATCTCATTTAAAGAAAGCTTTGTCTCTTGGTGAAAAATTTCCAGGTTATGAAGATAAAATTCAATTATTATATTTTAAAGTATACATTGATAAAAATCAAAAATTAGATCCTAGTAAAGAGGCATTCTCACTTAATGCTTTATTAAACAAGAAATGCTATAAACTTACGGAAGAATCTTGTATCAGCTTCTTTAATGTGAAAGTTGCGCCTTCATTAGATTTAAGAAAAGGCGATTATGATTATTTAGACGGACACACAATATTATTAAAAGCATCAAGCTTTACGAAATTCTATGATGCTCAAATGAAAGAGCTAACTGATTATCTAAATTCCGAACAAGGTAAATTAGCATTTCAAAAAATGGAAAAAGATGCTTTTATAAAAGATCTTATTGAAAAATATGCAGAAGGAACCGAAGCTGACTGGGATATGCAAACAATGAATTTCTATCAATCAGAACACGCTCTTGCTAGAATGTCCGAAATTAAATATAATATTAAGGACTTTAATAAACTTCCAGAAACACCTATTACGCGTAAATATATAGGTAAAGACGGAGAAGAAAAAGAGACAGCTGAAACTTGTGCAATATGTGGCACAGTTGTAGATGCTAATAATGTTAAACACGTAGTAAGTTTATTAACCAGATATGGAGTGGTTAATGTTAAATTATTCTCACAAGCATATTCTAATTTTAGTCAAAAGATAAGTATTGTTGAAGATGCCACCAAAAAGAAGAAAACAGTTTTAGACGACTCTTGGTTTAAAAGAGGAACGAAATTAATTATTCACGGGTTCAGAAGAGAAAATATGTTTGTTGCTAAAACTGAATATGTTAATAAAGTTCCTAAAATGGTAGGATTAATAGAAAGTTTAGATACAAACGGAAATGCTTCTATTAGATACACAAGAAAGAAGAAAATTAGTCAAGAATAACACTTGACTTTTTCTTTTATTTATATATAATATGGAATGTATAGAAAGAAGGTATTTTAAATGGCAACAGAACCAAGTAAATTATTAGGTCAAGGAATTACAGCTAAAGTAACCCTTAACAACTATCGTTTTCCTCGTTATGGACACGAATCTGGCAAGTATGCTATTGTTTTATTAAGAGTTGAAAAATTATTGGAAGGAGAAATTCCTGATGATTTTAAAACTATTATGGGAGAATATGTGATTGTAGCAACAGGAAATATGCCTAAATTAAAAGAAGGCGTTGAGTACAATTTTATGGGAACTTTAACCAAGAATAATAAATACGGGCTTCAATATGAAGTTATCTCGATGCATTTAGATTATAATTTAGAAAATAAAGAAGATCAAAGAAAATTCTTCAGTTTCTTTATGACTGATAGACAAATAGATTTATTATTTGAACAAGTGGAAGATCCTATTGCTTGTTTAAAAAATAAAACAGTTGAAGAATTATTAAAAGTAAAAGGTATTGGTCCAGTAACGGCTCGAAGAATGTGTGAACGATATGAAGAATGTAAAGACAATAGTAGAGCATATGTTGAACTAAAACAATTTGACCTAACAAAACGTGCTATTGATCGTTTAATTAGTCAATATGGCTCGGCTGATGTTGCGGTTGAAAAAGTAATTGGTAATCCATATATTTTAATTAAAGAAGTTAGAGGTTATGGCTGGAAAAAAGCTGATGAAATAGCTAAAAGACAAGGATTTACAAATGATTGTAAAGAAAGAGTATTAGCATACGCTCAATATTATTTAGAGACACAAGGGGACCAAAATGGTAACTCGTGGGTATCTATTAATGATTTGTGTTCAAATGTGGCTGCTGAATGCGTTCCTGTGTCAAATGAAAACTTAGTTAATTGGTTAAAAGAAGTTATGCTTCCAGATGTTTTATATACTGAATTTTATAACGAAAAATACTTTAATCATAATGATAAAGTAGAAGATCCAAAAGCTTGGTTATATTTTGACCAAAAAACAAGAGAAGTTGGATTATTAAGCATTAAAATTCTAGAAGATGAAATTGCGCGTCATTTACAACGAATTAAAAACGCTGAACCTGTCTTTAAGTATGATAAAGAAGAATGTCAAAAGATTATCGAAGAAGTTGAAGAGGAACAAGGTTTTAAATATACAAATGAACAAATTAAAGCCATTTGGATGATGTTAGATAATAACATTGGTATCTTAACAGGTTCTGCTGGTACTGGTAAATCTAACACATTAACGGCTGTTGTGCGTATATTCGATCATTATGATATGAATATTAAACAATGTGCTTTGTCTGGACGGGCATCAAGTAAATTAACTGAAATTACTGGTGTTGAAGGTAAAACTATTCATAGATTATTAGCTTACTCAACGGATGCGGACCAATTTTCGTTTAATGAAAAAAGACCTTTACACGATGATTGTATTATTCTTGATGAAGCTTCAATGGTTGGTGGAGAATTGTTCTTATCGTTAATTAGTGCGGTTAAAAATGGCGCTAAGTTTATTATGGTAGGAGATATTCAACAATTAGAATGCATTGGACTATGTAATGTATTAAAAGATTGTTTATCTTCAGGTTATATTCCTTCTGTGATGTTAAGTAAAATCCATCGTCAAGCAGCTAAATCTGGTATTATTTCTCAATCTTTAAGAGTATCCGCAGGAGAACCTTTAGTTCAAAACACATTTGAAGGAACTGAAACTCGTGGAGATTTGTTAGATTTTCATATCATTGCATCAAATGATAATAGAATGACACAAGAAAATATCATTAAAAGATTTAAAGAATTATATTTCAATCGTAAAATTCCAGCAGAAGATATTCAGGTATTAGTACCGATGAGAGTTCGAGGAGATATTTCTTGTAGAGCCTTAAATGAAGTTATTCAATCCATTGTAAATTCTACTATGACATTTAATGCTGTAACGGTTAAATATATGGATAGTGGGACAAAATATGAGGTTACATATAAACCACGTGATAGAGTAATTGTAACACGAAATAACTATAAAGCATTAACACCTAATGGTAAAGAAGTTGCAATATTTAATGGTAATGTTGGTTACATTAAAGATATTGATATAAAAGAAAGATCTATGACTATTGTGCTTCCAGAACAAGGAGAAGTTATTCTTGGAGAAGAGCAATGGGGCGATATTCAATTAGGATATGCTATTACAATCCATAAAAAGCAAGGTGATAGTATTCCTTATGCAATTATAGGTTTAGATACAAGTTGTTATGCTTTATATTCAAAAGAATTAGTATATACCGCAATTACTCGTGCAAGAACAGATTGTACCCTTGTAACACAAGCAAAAGCCATTAATCAAGCAGTCAAAATTAGTCGTATCAGAACAAAACAAACGTGGTTAAAAGAGTCTTTAAAGAAATTATATATGAATTCAATGGAAGCCATAATGGACGATAATAAAAATTAAAGAAAGAGAGTTGTAGTTAAAACATGGATTATGTTACATCAGATTTACATTTTAGACACAATCGAATTATTATATTTGAAAGAACTCAATTTAAAACCGTAGAAGAACACGATCAATATATTATAGAACAATGGAACTCTGTCATCAAGGATAATGATCGAGTGTTTGTATTAGGAGATATTGGTTTTAAGCCTTTCTCAGAACTAGGAAAACTAGTTAAGCAACTAAAAGGGCATAAGATTCTTGTAAAAGGAAATCACGATCAAATGGTTGTAGGAGATGCAATTAATATGGGTTTTGAAATGATGTATGATCATCCTATTTATTATAACACACATATTATTTTATCACACGAGCCCGTAAAAGAAGCGTGGGATAATCCTTATGTTTATAATATTCACGGACATTGTCATAACTTTCAAACTATTGATGCACCTAATTTTGTAAATGTTAATATTGCCACTACTGATTATAAACCAATTCCTATGGCACAATTTGTATCTAAAGCCAATTTAAGATGTAAATCAAGAAAAGAAAAATGGGGAACCGAATGGTATTATCCATATTTATTAAAAAAAGAGCAAGACAGTCGCAATAAGTGAAAAAATTGCGACTTTTTCTTCTTTTTCTATTGACTTTTAAATATATTCTAGTATTATTAATAATGTAAAAGGGAGGTATTATTATGTTACCAATAACAGAAGTTAAACGCATTGTCAAAAAAGAAATTGAAAGGTTAGGTTATGGATGCAAAGAAATAGAATCTAAGTCAACAACATCAGTATATTATAAAATCTATTTTGGTGAAGCCAATATGATTTTTAGAATTGCTGACCATAAAGGAAAACAAGATATTATTACTTTACGCGTTGATAAAAAAACTACACCTGAAACGATTAAGCAATTTGCTAAAAATCGTATTAAAGATTTAGCATGGCGTAAGACTAAAATGACACTAGGCTTGTAAAGGAGGTATGGCGAATGGCAGAAGAAGAATACAAGCGTGCATTAGCACATGTCGAAAAAGTAGTAGACATTCAACCTATTGAAGGAGCAGACCGAATTGTTCTTGCAACTATTTTAGGTTGGAAAGTAGTAGTTAAAAAAGATGAGTTTAAGGTAGGAGATTTAGCAGTTTATGTGGAAATTGACTCTGTTTTACCTGCCGATGATGTGAGATTTGAGTTTTTAAAGAGTAAAGATTATCGCATCAAAACGATGAAGCTAAACAAATTCAAAGTGTTTAGTCAAGGAATTGCGTTCCACGTTAACGAATTTCCAGAAATTAAAAATCCTGTTGAAGGAATGGATGTGACAGAGGTTTTAAAGATTACTAAATATGAACCTTATGAACCACCAGTCAAATCTCTTTCTTACAAAGAAGCTAAAAATAAGAGAATGTTTGCTCGACATCCTAAATTTTTCCAAAGCAAATTTGGTAAATTTGTCAGAAAGCATCCTACATTATAAAAGATATTTGAATGTTTCTGGGGCGGTAAGAACATTAAGCCTAAGAAATTCCCTGATTGGATTAGAAGAACTGATGAAATCAGATGTGAAAACATTGCAGATATTTGTTCTTATAAAAAGCCACTTTTAGTAACGTGTAAAGTTGACGGCTCAAGTACCACATTTGCATTAAGATTTAAAAACGAAAAGCATAAAAAATACGAAATATTTGTATGTTCTCGTAATGTTCGTATGTTAACCGAAACACAATCTTGTTACTTTGAAACAAACGTATATTATGAGATGTTCAAAAAATATAATGTTGAAGAATTCTTAAAAGCAACAGCAAATCTTTTACAAGCAGATTTTGTTATTTTACAAGGTGAAACATATGGTGATAAATTGCAAGGAAATCCTTATAAAATGGATTATGTTGACTTCAGAGGATATAACTTAATTTATGGTTATATGGAAGGAACAAAGCAATTTAAAGCAAATGTTAATAATCCATTATATCATAGAGTAGGAGACACAATTCAAACACGTATCAATAGTATTAAAGCTAAAGAAATGTGTGAAATTCACGATATTAAATGGGTTCCAATTTTAGAAGAAAACTTCATTCTTCCTGATACCATGGAAGAATTAAAGCAACAAGCTACTGGGGCATCAGTTATTAATCCTGGCGTATTAAGAGAAGGACTTGTTTATCGTTCAACAACCGATCCAGAGTTCTCATTTAAAAATGTTTCAAGAGAATATTTATTAAGCAAGGGGGAATAGAATTATGTGGCATAGAAAGAATTCTGTCTATTTAGACGGAGCTTCTAATACCCCTGTTGAACCAAAAGTATTTAAAGCAATGCGTCCATATTTAACTGGGCGCTTTGTTGGTAATACCGCTTCAACACATGAATTTGGTGAAAAAGCGTTCACAGTATTAGAAAACGGTAGAGACAAATTAAGTCAATTAATAGGATGCGAACCTGATGAAGTTTATTTTACTTCTGGAGCAACTGAAGGTAATAACTGGGTTCTTCAAGGCTTAGCATTACACGAAAAAATTTATAATAATATGAAAAGAAATCATATTATTGTATCATGTGTAGAGCATTCTTCTATATTAAATACTTGTAAAGAACTTGAAAAATGGGGGTTTGAAGTTGATTACTTACCAATTAATAAAAAGCGTGGCGGAGTTGTCACCGCTGCAACTTTAAAACAACATTTGAGGCAAACAACTTTATTAGTATGTATTATGGCGGTTAACAATGAAATAGGTTCTAATAATACTATTGCTGCTTTAGGAAGAGTGGTACAAAAGAGTAATGCTTTCTTCTTATGTGATTGTACTCAAGCGTTATCATACGGCGGCAAAGATATGAAAATAGCAGAAAGATTTTATAATATTGATTATTTAACTTTCTCAGGACATAAAATATATGGTCCAACTGGCACAGGTTGTTTAATTGCTCGCAAAAGAGCTCCGTTATATTGTATGATACACGGAGGTTCTCAAGAAGATGGTTTACGTGGTGGAACAATTAACTTGGCAGGCGTTGTGGGCCTAATAGAAGCTTATTCACAAATGTCTAAACACGATTATTTCAAACATTATGCATCTTTATATGAATATCTTTTAAAAAGAATTAAAGAAGAGAATTTACCTATCGTTCTTAATGTGGAACCAACTGTTTATTCAATTATTAGTATTAGATTAGAAACTGATAAAATAGCTTTTTCTGAAAATTACACATTTGCTGATGCGTTAGCGGTACAAGGAATTGCTTGCTCTTCTACATCAGCTTGTGATGAAAAAAATCCTGATGAGCATCATTTGTCTCATGTATTAAAAGCTTTAGGTTTATCAAATTTAGATATTGCACGATCTGCAAGATTATCTTTTACAAAATATAATACTAAAAAAGACATAGATTTATTAATAAAAGCGGTCAAAAAAATCATTGCCTAAAAATACTCAGAAAATGCTAGAAAATTTTACAAAATGAAAAACTCTAGCATTTCTGCATTATTTCAATAAAAACTATGACAAAAATAATATATTTATTATTTTTATAAAAAAACACTTGATTTTAAAAAATATTTTGCTATAATAAATAGTGAAGAAAGGAGATTAAAATTTATGGGATTAGACATCGGTTTTAGAGTATGGGACAAAACTCCCGAAGGTAGATTAGTTGAGCATAAGTTATCAGAGGCTGATTATTGGGACTCTGGTTCTTGTGGCAGATGTGAAATGAATTATGCTTGGAATTATGGATGCAAGGATGATTACGAAAAAAAGATTTATTCTTCGCCTGTATTCTCTAAAGAGTTTGACGGATACGCACAAACAGAAGGAGATCCTGCTGGAAACAGCTGGACCAATAAATATGTTTATGTTAACTTTGAAGATTTCAGAAAAGTTATCAATGCTAAAATTGAAGAAGTTGACAAAGAGCATTCTGATTGGAGCCTTCGTTTATTAAGAGAGCAAGCCAATATGAAACACGAAATCAAAGAATATCGTGACCTTCAATTAAGATGTACCGAAGAAAATGCTTATGCCTTCGATCGTTTCCAAGAAGAGATTAACAAATTGAAAGAAGCTATTGCATATAGTGAAGAAACGTATCGTAATCTTGATAAAGAAGATTATGATTATTCAAAAGCTATGGCTTGCAAGCGTATGCTTGAATTAATGGCAAAGTTTATTAAAGAAGGATATGTCGTTACAACATATTATTCTGATTAATAAATAGTAAAAAACAAAAAAGGAGAATTTTAATGAGTCGTAAACGTTTTGATGATGATGAAGATTTCTATGAACCTCGTAACAAGAAAAAAACTAAAAAAGGTCGCACAGGACTAGGAGAGCAATTTGCTAGTATCACAGAGAATACCGAAGATGTATTTGAAAATACTAACACTGTGACATTCGGAAGATTTTGTTCTAACGATCAAAGAAAGAATAAAACTTTCGTTCAACCAGATCCAGCACCTAAGAGAGTTGAAACTCCAAGATACACTCCTCAACCTAATAAGACACCTATTCCTGTCAACATCTTGAGAGTTAACAATAGAGACATAGATCTGACGACAGCTAAAGGCATCTTTAAACAACCTGACGAGTTATCCTTATTAATTAAATATAATGACGGGTCAGAAGAAGTTATTTCTTTCAAAGATAAGAACTTCACAACAAAGATGTTCTATAGAGCATTAGGTTTCATTAAAAATCAAAAAAGAATTAATAAAGAGAGAAAGTAAAAATTCTCTCTTTTTTTCTTGACTTTTATAAATAATCCTATATACTATTATTGTAAATCAACAAAAACAGCTAAATAAAATTACCATTTTATTTTAGCGGAAAGGATGAAAAATTTATGTTATTTATACTTTTAGTAGATTTGTTAGTAGGACTTGCGATTATTTTATTGTTACCCGCTGTAGCAATCTTATGGGTAGGAGCATTCGCAGCTATACCTGCATGGCTTAATATTACTTGCTTGTCTATTATAACTTTTATTTCATTAATAATTTTAATTGGTTTATTAGTTTCTGACCATAACTAAAGAAAAGAGGAAAAATACAAATGAATGATAACATTATGAAGATTGAAGATTTTACAAACAAACTTGTGCTTGTGGCTTTTAAAGATAAGTCAACAGCAAATGGTTGGTTAGTACGTGATGATAAGAAAAAAGGAAAATATCTTATTTTATCATGCTTTGATAATAAGATCACCACTTTCTCTTTGTCACAAATCAAATATCTTGCTTATATAAATGGAGCTTGCTTTTTTAAATACCAAGGGAAAAATATTTTCAAAGTGGTATATATGCCAAATGAATTATCTTACGAGTCATACGGAAAACTTCAAAGACTTGCAGAAACAGGAGAAATAAATTAATATGTGGAAATATAATAATGAACGATTTGTTGTGTTAGATACAGGAGATATTATTGATACTTGTTCTTGGGGCTGTCAGGGCTGGGGAGACAGTTATCAAACACATTTAGAAATTGAAGGTAACAAAGTATATGTCACTTACTGGACCGCAGGCGATTATGATTATAATGACGAGTTTGATAAACTATTTCTTGGTAATATCGTCTATAGTTCTAATAAACCTTTCTTAGTCAAAGAGTCTGTTCTGTCAAGAACTCCAACAATTACCTATGATGAATATAATTTAGACCTATCAGACTTCATAGGGGAGATACGAGGCAATGAGTAACAAAAGTGTTATTAGTATTCAACCTTCTGAAAAAGAACTCTGGGATAAAGCTAACACACAAGGTTATGTGTGGATTAAGTCTGATACTGGATTTATTACTAAAGATGAATTAGATACTTATAGTAGATTAGAAACCGTATGGTATAAAGTATGGCTGCATCAAGAAGACTATGGTTCTAAATGGGCTCTGACAAGGGAGGAGTTGGAAAATGGATACAAACTTAATTAAAATTGAATTCACCTACAGGCAATGGGAAATAATATTGGATACTATAAAAAATGAATATTGTGAAAATATGGAAGTTTATAATGAGTTAAATTCAATTAGTTCTGAAACTTTATCAAAATTAGACGGTCGAGAACTAGAGGTATATAAAAATCAATTGAATTACATAAAAACTATTGTAGAAACAAAGCAAGAAATTATATCTGTGATTAAGCAAGAATTAAAGAAAGAGGTGTTAAAAAATGATTAAAGTAACTGCTAAGACTGATGAAAATTTATATTTTACTTACATGCTTTATCCTATGTTATCTGATGGTTGTTATGTCATTGCTTGTTTTAATTATAATGATAAACATAATACATATTTCTTTTTAGAAGATATTAAATCAATAGAAAAACAAGTATCAGATTTAACCATATCTGAAATGCATATGCTTGGTATGCATACGATAAATATTGACGATGATACAGTTCAATTTGATCCTGCTGAATTTCGAGTAACAGATTTCATAAATGTTACACAACACGTTAAAGACTGCCTTAAAAGAGCAGCACTGGTATTTAATGATTATGATATTGATAAATAAGGAAGGATAAAATTATGAAAAGATTAACACAAAAAACTTTATATGATGGTGAAGAACTTTATGGCTCAATAGATGTACCCTGTGATGATTTAGATTATTTAGAATTAGTATACGATAAATTAGGTAAATTAGAAGATATAGAAGAAGAAATTGGTATTGATTTAATTACTTTATTTAAAACACAAATGCAAGACACAATTTACTATAAGGGTTATCAGTTCGATTATAAAATTAAAGAATGTTATGTTATCAATGTTGCTAGAGTTTATAGAAACAAAAAACCTGTATATGTACTTCTGTTAAATAATGATGAGTGGATATGTGGTATATCAGTATATGCTAGTGATTATGGTAAAACTTGGGCATTAACTAAGGAGGAATTAAAATAATGTATTTAATAGACTGGGTTCAAGAATGGGCTAAGATAGAAACAATTAGTGCATATATCGGTTATGGATTATTAGGATTGGCGGTATTAATAGTATTAATTGGTATAATTATATTGTTAATTAAAGGTTAAAGGAGGAATTGAAATAATGGCTTATTTAAGAGTTTGGATGTTAGATAAATTAATAGTAAAATCTGAAATCAGTGATGATTATGCAGATCAAATGATAATGAATTATAAAAAATGTTATAAAAATTACGAGGTACATAAATATAATACTGATGCTGATATTTTAGTTGAAGATGCAATGTTTATATTTAATAATATGTATGTAATTATAACTAAGGAGCGACCAGAACGATGAGAATTAAATGGCATAATTTATATAATACAATATACAACACGTTAAATAAGAGACAAGTGAAAGAATTGACTTTAGCATTGGCAGTTCTGAAAGATGGAATGGATATCCTTTTTGAACTAGATGAATTATCTGATATATATAATTTTAAAGATATGAAAGAATTAGAAAATTTATTGAAAGGAATTGTGCAAAATGGATAATAAAGAGTTTGTTTTAGAAGCTTTAAAAAGGTTAATTCCTGATACCAGTTGGTGGGGAGAATCTAGACATGATGATGAATCAATTGACAGTATAGAATTATTAGAAGATATGTTTGATATTATGTTAAGAGAACTTTTAAATGATTCAGTCGTTCCTGCTGGTAATAGAGGTAATGGCTCTTATGAGTCTATTGCAAAAGCAAAGCAAAAGGTTATAGAACATATTAGGGATTGTTTACCAAGCAATGAAGAAGGTGAAGAATAGTATGAATTATAAAGTTGAGATATTAAAATATCCAAAAGAAGAAGATTTGCTTTGGTGTAAACAATGTTGTTTAAATACAATAGGAAAATCAACAACAAAACAACCTACTGAAGAATGGTTAACTAAGCTTGTAGAAGCTGAACATAGTCCTATGAGAGAACTTTGGTTTGGTATTAAAATGACTATTCCTTATTATATTTCAAACCATTTTATACGCCATCACATAGGAGTTAACCATTATGTTCAGTCTCAAAGAAATGACAGACAAACTAATTATGATCGAACTAAAGCTCCACAAGACGCAATGGTAAGTCATATAATGTCTATCAATGCTCAAGAATTAGTATTCATGGCACATAAGAGATTATGTAATCAAGCAAGTCCTGAAACACATTTAATAATGCAAACAATCTGTGATGAAGTTATTAAAGTTGCACCTTATATGAAATCGGTTCTTGTACCATTATGCGTATATAGAAATAACAAATGCACCGAATTCTTCCCTTGTGCAAGAGCAAAAACTTTTAAAAAATAATTAAAGTCAATCAAAAAGGTTGACTTTTTTTTATAATTAAGTATAATGATGATAGAAATGAGGTGGCAAAATGCTAACAAAAGAAAAATTAGAAGAAATCGTAAGCAGACCTGAATATGATTTTCTAAGAACTAATCCTAGATTAAAGGATAAAATCTTATTCTTGACTGTCGGAGGCAGCTATGCTTATGGAACTAATGTTGAAGGTTCAGATATCGACATTAGAGGAGTTGCGATGAATAGTATCGAAGATATTTTAGGCGGTACAACATTTGAACAATTCCAAAATGATGAAACTGACACAGTTATCTATTCAGTAAACAAGTTTATTAAATTAGTAACTGATTGTAATCCTAATGTTATTGAAATGTTATTTTGTGAGCCTGATCAATACATTTGGGTATCTCCATTAGGACAATTATTATTAGATAACAAACATCTATTTTTATCTCAAAAAGCTTATTATACCTTTGGTGGATATGCTAGAGCACAATTAAATAGATTAGAAAATGCTTTATGTAGAGGCAACTACTTTACACAAGCACAAAAAGAAGAACATATTGCAAGAAGTGTAGAAAATTCTATTGATAGCTTTAGTGAAAGATATTCAGCAATGATACAAGGCAAAGGAAGTATCAAACTTCATACTGATAAAGTAGATGAAAATGGTGATAGGATCATCACAACTGATATGACAATGAAAGATGTCCCTTTAAGAGAAGTTCGTTCTATGTTAGAAGAAATGACTAATATTGTAAGAGATTATGACAAGTCTGGTGGCTGGAGAAATACAAAGAAAGATATCCCGCATCTAAACAAACATATTACGCATCTAGTAAGACTATATTATATGGGCATTGAAATTTTACAAACTGGTACTCTACATACTTATAGAAGTAAAGAACATCAATTATTAATGAGCATCAGAAGTGGATTATTCTTAGACGAAAAGAATAATTTAAAACCCGAATTTTACACCGTATTAGATGATTTAGAAAATAAGTTAAAAACAGCTTTAGATAATAGTAAATTACCTAAAAAAGCTAGACGTGATGAAATCAAACAATTACAAATTAAAATTAATTTATTAATGATTAAAATGGATGACTATAAAGAATATACGTTGCCAGAGTTTGATTTAGACAAAAAAGAAAAGGTTATTAACAATAAAAATTACAAAATTACTTTATCTGAAATTTTAGATATGAACCCAAACTATACCGCAATTCATTGTAATACCGAAGAAAAAGCAAATGCTTTATTAATAGTATTAAATAGAGTGGGAAAGGAATGGATTAGTGGAGATTCATATTTAGCAGAAAATAATTGGCGATTTGAAAAAACTAAAACTTGCTATGGTTTAGATGGGTCATATGGAATTTCTGAATGGTATGATGATGTCTACGAATTCGATGATATTGATTTAAATAATTAAATAAAAGGAGAATAAAAATGAAAAAAATTAGTAGAAAAGAATTTCTAACAAAAGATATCTATATTACATATAACTCTAAAGAAGAATATAAGAACATTTTAAAATTTATTGAAGACAATTTTGAATCTGTGAGATGGAATGCAGATGGTAGAAAACCAACTGAGTTTGATTTTAATGCGTGTGCAGAGAAGGCTTATTTAGGATTTATCAATATGGTTGATAATAAGCTTTTTGATACGTGCTATATACTATGGGATAATGAACATAAATTAATGCTGAACTTTTCTAATTTTGTAGATATTGTTAACTCATTTAATATTGAACTTCTAACTGGATATGAAAAACAATATATTACAGATATAATAAAAGCGTCAAGATTAAAAGTTGATTATGTAGTAAAGAAAAGTGCTGAATCAACATATGACCTTATTCGTTTTGAAGAAGATGGCGATGGTGTTACTACATTGTATCTCTATGCTATCGCCACATTAGAAGATCTCGATGAAGGTGAAAAATATACTTTAGATGAATTAGGAATAGATATTTATGATGAAAAAGAAGAACATAAAATCACATTAAGCGAATTTTTCAAAAGTAGAGATCTAAAAGCTATTCACTGTAAGAATGTCGACCAAGTAAAAAAATTATATGCTGCTTCTGATAAACTCTATGAAAAAGGTATGACAGGAGGCAGACGTCTAGAAGAATTAGGAATAGATGCAACTTATAAGTTTTATAAATATCAAACTGCTTATACTAATAATGGAACTTATGGATACATATATGATTTAGAAGATGATGGTGTTGAAATCTATGAGTTTAAAGATGTAGATTTAGATAACTAGAAATATTCAGAAATAAGGAGAAATATAAAAAATGAGAAAAAAATTAGTAAAAATACTTACACCAAATACAAAAAGAGGAATTGACAATTTAATAGAATTAGCAGAAAAAGAAGGTCACGATAAAATCAGTGCTATAAGAATTTCTTTTAAAGGAAATAGAGAAATACTACATTGGAACGGTGAAGATGTTACAGTTACTGTTTCTTTAATAGGAAAATATAGATTAAAAAGTCGTGGAACAGGATATCGTTGGGCAGCCACTCTTACTGTTTTTAGCGATATAGAAGCATATTATTTAGAATGTCTTAAATATGATTTTAATAAAGAAGAATGTGAAGTTGAATTAAGCATCAAAGAATATGATGATGAAAAATATGTTATCTGTGAAAATTATCGTGAAATAGATTTAGCATTAGGAAAGTAAAATCTTATGGAAAGAAAAGATATTGAACAACTTATAAAATATGCTTTGCCAGCTGAAGTATTCACAATCTTTAACAGTTTAGAAAATAAAGGCTTTGAAACTTATTTAGTGGGTGGAAGTGTTAGAGACATGTGCTTCAATGCTATTTTTCACGATAATAAAGATGCTCGTTATCGCAACGTTCACGATTTTGATTTTGCAACCGCTGCTCTTCCTGAAGAAATTATGGAAGCTTTTAAAGATTATGAAGTAATTCCAACTGGGTTAAAACACGGCACAGTTACAGTTAGGATCAACCATCAAAATTTTGAAATAACAACATTCAGAATAGATGGTAAATATGACGATTTTCGTCATCCTGACTCTGTATCATTCACTAGATCTATAGAAGAAGATTTAAGTCGTCGTGACTTCACAATGAATGCTATTGCTTATAGTCCTACAAGAGGCCTTGTAGATCCTTTTAATGGTATCGAAGATATTGACATTATAAGATGTGTTGGAAATCCAGGACAAAGATTTCAAGAAGATCCTTTAAGAATTCTTAGAGCATCACGCTTTGCTCTTCAATTTATGATACCTATTGAAATAGATACATATGAAGCTGCTCAACAAAACGTGAATTTAATTCATCATTTATCAAAAGAAAGAGTAACCGATGAATTCAAAAAAATGTTAAATATTGACCCTCTAAAAATCACTTATTCTATATTTAATACTTATTATGGTTTTATTTTAGAAGAATATTTTCCTACATTAAAAGAATATGCAGATTTTCGTCCTACTTTTAATGAAAATCCTCAAATTTGGAACAAGCATCTTCGTATACAAGATCATCAAGTTAATGTGTTTTTAAGAGTAAAATACTTATATCCTATGTTTGATTTTGCATTATATATAGCTGCTTTATGTCACGACTTAGGAAAGAAAAATGCAGAAACATTAACTCTAACAGACGATAAAACTGCAATATATCATTATTATAGACATCCAGAAGAAAGTCTTAAGATTTTTGAACAAGAAATATTGCCACGTTTATCTTTATCAAACAGAGAAATTGATGAAGCAAAAACATTGATTTTATATCATGATATGCGTATTGCACCTACTAAAAAATCAGTAAAAAAAGCTTTACAAAAAATGTCTCCATCGGTGTTATTTATATTATTTAAATTGCAAGAAGCTGACCTTGATGACCATAATTTTGCTAATTTATTAAGAGAGAAAAATATATATCGTGATTTATATGTAGCACAATATATCGCTTCAGAAATTCATAAAGATATCCAAGAATGTTTCACCATAAAACAACTTAAAATCAATGGTAGAGACCTTCTAAATTTAGGAATAGAACCAGGCCCTAAAATTGGTGAAATTCTTAGAGAATTATTAAAAAAAGTTATTGATGAAGAGATACAAAATGATCCTAAATCTCTTCTACAATACGCGCAACATTTAGCCACAAAAGAATGAAAAAGTTAAGATTAATATCTTGACTTTTTTTTATATTTCTCTATAATAAATAGTGTAAGAAAAGGAGAATAAAAAAATGGAAAAATTAGAACTTACAAACATTGATGAAAAGGTCGCCTCCTTATTTATCAAAGATGAAAACGGAGTCATCGTCCCTGATAAAACATTAGATATTATTGTCGATGCTCTAAACACAAACATTGAAAAGGCGCAAGAAGATGATAAAAAATTCAGAGAAGCTTTAAAGAAATTTATGGTAGACAACGGATTAATCAGTGCAACCACAGACAAATATAATGTTTCTCTTGTCGTTCCAAAAGACAAAGAGTCATTTAATGCAGAAGAATTTGTTAAAAATGAATCTCATGAAATTGTTGATGGTTTCGCTAAAATTTCAAAAACAAAAGAATTTAATGAAGAGATTTTAAAAGAAAAATATCCTGAAATTTACGATGCTTGTTGTGAAGAATTTCTTAACATTGAAGTTGATACAAAAGCATTAAAAAAATACTATGAAGACATCTTCAATAAGTATAACATCATCACACCAGCAACTGGTAAAACAACTTTGCGTATTGCAGAAAAGAATACAGGTAAAAAAACTAAAAAATAGAAAGGAATATAGACATTATGGAATTTAAAACTTGTGAAGAATATGTACTTGCCATGTTACATACTGCAGACAAAAACAATGATTTCTTACGAGAAGAATTAAACAAAACTGTTGAAATGTATAATAAATCTCAAAAAGAAAAAACTGAATTAGAAGCAGCAATGCAAATGAAGATTAATCAACTTGAGAGAACACTTAAAGCTTTCTTTCATAAAGCAAAATTAGGAAAAGAAGGTTACATCGCCATAGAAACTACATACTCGTTTGAACATGATGAAGATAGTGAATTAATTCGAGAAGCGGTAGATAACTATAAAACAGAAGTTGGGAAAATTGAAGCATCAGAAGACGATACAGAAGAAAAAGAGTAAAAACCTATGACAGAACTTATTATTGCATTATTATTAGAGGGTCGTAAGACTATACGTACTGTTCTTATTGTCTGTACAGTACTTCTAGTTGTCTTATTAGGAATAGCTTGTTCTAGTTGGTTTAGTACCACTATGTCCATAGAAGGTAAAATTACTGTTATTATCTTATTGACAATTGATTGCTTATTAGAGTGCTTTACTATCTTAACAAATACATTCTTAAATAAGTGCATCAGACTAGAATTAAAACAAGAACCACAAAAGGAAGATTAAACTATGGAAGATAAAGAAAAAATCAACAATGTTGATATTATACCAACATTTGAAGAATTACAAGAATATTATAAAAAGCTTGATATTCAACCTGATGAATTCTTTCCAATAAAAATCAAAGAAGATGCTACTTACGATGAAGTTTTCGAGTTATATTTTGACACAACTCTTTCTGATAGAAAGCCGCGTCTTACATACGGAGTAATTTACGGAAACATAGATGAAGCTGAACATTGGCAACCTCGCGACCGTGTCTACGATTTCACTCCAGAAGGATATAAAGAATTGAAGAATGATTTATATAGCGAACTCTTAGATCGTTCAATCCTATTAGCATCTGCTATTCTTAGTATTAAAAGGTCAATGTAAAAAAAACATTGACTTTTTTTTATATTCTATTATAATAAATAATGTAAGGAGGATACACCCTATGATAAAAGAGTTTTTTGAAAAAAACAAAGCCAAACGCTCAGCAAAAGATATCGCTAAAATCTGTGATAAATTAGCATCAGAAGTAACAAAACTTGCTCTTACTATTTATGCAGGCGATGTCTATTGTAGAATTGACAAAGTGGAATTAGATTTAGACCCTGAAGAAGATCGTGCTACGCCAATGTCTTATTCATTTGATGTACATCTTGAAGTTCCATCTATCAGACCTACCATTAAATGTGCAGATGTGTCTGTTTATTGGGACCAAGCAACATCGATTTCTATTAAGCAAGTAGCAGCAATGGTATTTGAAGCCGCTGAGTCAGAAGCGGGTGGAAATTACACACACAACATTAAAATCAGTAGTTACACACCAGCTTCAGAAGATGAACTCGAAGAAGAGGACGACGAATAATGAACGACGAACCTATATCAAAAAAGACAAAAGAACTAGAATTCTATTGTCCCCATTGTATGAAGAAAGTTGATGTTACACACATCGTTAAACCAACTGAAATCTGGCCTTATCATAACCACGAATTTACCTTAGAAAATGTTCCCGTCATCATTTGTAAGGAATGTGGTGGAGAGATATGGTATGATGACTTTGACTTCGTCACGCTTCAACGTGTTCAAGCAATGTGTAAACAACAATATCCTGAAGAATTTGAGGACGATCCAGAAGAAGAAAAGAACACTAAAGAAGAGGGCTAAAAACTCTCTTTTTTAATGCTCTTCAAACAGTGACAAAATGTCACCACTTCAAAGGCATTTTCTTATTGACAAATATTAATATTTCTATATAATAAAAGTATGAAAAACATCAGTCACAAAAAATGTAATGAAATTGTGACAAAGTATCAGTCACAAAAAAGGAGGGTCCAACCCATGTTAGAACCAATTAATAAAAAAAGTAAGGAATGGTTTTTCCTAGAAGTTCAAAGAGAAAGTAAACCAAATACAATGTATCAACAAATTCCGTATCACGAAGTTTCTTTTGAAGAATACGTAAATAAATATCAAGCGGTCACACAAGCACGTTCAAAAGCTCTTGCTTATTGTGCCGCCCATAACATTCCAGAGTCAGAATGCCCAATCAAGTTAACCTATGAGATTGAGACATTCGAGGGCTACGTTATATCCACCTGGAGATATCACGATGCTTACACAGACGTGCTCTTAGAACACCGTTACCTATCCAAAGAAACCCGCAGTATTATTAAAGCGCATCGCTCCAAAAAAGAAAAACGTCAGATGGGTAGTGACACTAACCAACTCGCCACAGACCCAACAGCCGTCGAAACAGAAGGAGGTCTCTTCTAAAAATGCTAATACCAAAGACCCCCAAATCCTTCAAAAACCCCGATGTCATCGGCATAAAATCGAATAAAAGTAATATTTTATTTGATATCTGCATTTCCAAAGATCTTCCAGGATATATAATTTTAAAACCAGCTCCCTTAGGAACAATCGGATTATATGAGTTTATGCCTATATCTACATTCTTAGTAGTTACGGATAATTCAAATATAACTCACGTGTCAATAGATATGGAATACGTTCCTCACGTACGTATACACACATACACATATACGTATGCAGATACACACACATACGAGGAACCGCTTCCTATATCTCTAAAAGATAAAATTGCACTATCTTACATTAAAACTATCTCTCGTAAGAAAAGAAAGGAAAATAATTAAGTCTATGTCTAGTTCAGCAGTACAAAATCAACCAAATAATAATAACAACGATCAACCAGTCCGTCACATCAAACGCGGTCAATATAAAGACTACTCTCAACCCCTTAACGGCATGACCCTCGAAGAGTCCAACAAGCTTATCACAGATAATCTCGCACTTGTGTTCTGGGTATTAAAAGAGAAGTTTCATTTTGATCCTTCCACGATGCAAGACTATGAAGATGTTGTGTCTCTCGGTATGCAAGGATTAGTCATCGCAGCGCGTCTCTATAATCCCGCATCAGGCTACAACTTTTCAACCTATGCAACACACTGCATCTCTTCTCAAATTCGCTCAGAGTATTTCCGTCGTAATCAAACGCTTAAAGCCACCCCCGAATTTGCCCCCGCTTACCTAGATGCCCCCCTCCCTCTTGAGACAGATCATGGCACCAAAAAAACGCTTCTCGATCTTCTCCCCGCCTCCCCATCTTCCGACCCTTCCACCACCCAAGACGCCTCAACCATAATGGACTTCATAATCAACAATCCTATTCCAAATAAATCCACTTTCCTCTCCTACCTTCAAGGAACCCGCATTATAGACATAGCCAAACAAGAGTCCGTCTCTTCCACCGCCATCCAGAACCGCCTTAAAGTTTCCATATCCTATCTTCGCTCCATCTTCAACCCTTCTCACTAGCCCCTCCCCAGGGGTTTTTCTTTTTTCACCCCCCTCTTTTACCCTTTCTTTACCCCCTGGGGGAAACGCGCAGTGAGCCATTGGGTATTGAGCTTGTGAAATAGCCATTGGCGAACGATGAGCGCGTGGGGGCAAACGCGTGCCACTCCGAGATGACACACTCTGCAAGTCTTGAGAGAAAAAAATGAAAATTTTTATAACTCACACACTTGCGAGAGCTTTTCAACGAAAAGTCGAGGCAAAATTGCTTTACTTTCTTTAAGGGGGAATATAAACCGAAGGTTTATATGAAATTCTTTTTACTCTTTTTACTCTTTTCTTTATTTATTTCTTTTCTTTTTAATCAACTTTTTTCTTTTCGTTTTTCTTTCTTTTCGGTTTTTTCTCCTTTTTCTTGGGGGACGGTTCTTTAAAAGCAGGCGCGCGTGACGCACGTGTACGTGTATGCACGTATGTGTACATATACATACATATACACATCACATACACAAAAACTAATGTGCCATTGTCCGCCAGCTTCAAAGCTAACTTCAGAACTCTTTAATACTCTTCCTTACCTAACTATTCTAAATATTCGAATACTTCAAGTTACTCAAATTCTTTGATATATTTACTTCAATGTAACTTCAATGAATCTTTGAACCAACTTCAATATAACTTAATTATTTTGCTTTTAACCTTGCTTAAGTTAAATTATAAATTTTACTCATACTTTTTTTCGGTTCGCTTCGCTTATTAAAAGGCGTAAGTGCTTATGCCCTTCCGCCAATCTTCCATTTAAAAGTCTTGCTTCCGCAATCCTTTCAAATCCGCAAAGTGTATTTATTCTTTTTTTGTTTTCTTTTCTGTACTTTGAGTTTATGTAATACCTAAAACTACTTAAAATGAAATATTCATCATTTTTTCTCCATTTAATTCAAAGAATCTCAAGTAAAGCAAGTTCTAATAAGTATTTATTCATTTTTATTGAATTTATTTCTTTATTCTTGATTTAATTCAAGAAAAAAATAGAAGGTTCTTGTGTACGCGCGTATACATGTATGCGTAACGTATAAAACTCTTATTTTTTAGATTTATTAAACACTCTTTAATTTATTTTCCATTTAATTCAAGAAATTAGGTCTAAAGTGGCTTAAGACAAGTATTTATTGGTCTGGAGTGTGTTTGGTTAGCTTTTATCCATTCAATTCAAGAAAAAAATTAGTTAAATTTGATTCTGGAGTGTTTTGAGAGTTATACAAGGGTTTTGATTTATATGATTTAAGCGTTACACTTTGTAACGGTTTGGGTGTAACAGTTTGGTATGTTTTGTTTCACACTTTCGAGGATTACTCGTTTATTCATTTGGGTGTTTAGAGAAAATTTTTAAGTAGGATTTAAGCAAGATAAGGTTTTTATTTAAGCCAGATTTTAAGTAGGATTTAAGTAGGATGTGTATGAGGCAGGTGGGTAGAAATAAAAGGTCGCGTGTATGGGCGCGTGCGCGATTTTTATATAGAACGTTTCACGTGAAACATGCTGGGTCAAAGAAGAGAGAAGTCTTCTTTTTCTTCGATTACAAGCCTGTTTCCAAGATTTTTTAGAATGATTCTAAAAATAAACAATTGTTAAAATATCAACAAAATAAGTAAAACTGTTGAAAAAAGATATCGAACACTTTGTTCGGAAACTTAGAAATATCGAACATTTTGTTTGATTACTCAAAAGACGTCTGTGCAAACAAAAAGATAACCCCTTTATACCCCCTCAAGATAAAAAAACAAGGGGTTATCCAAGAACCAGTTCATAAACAAGTTTGAGACATTAGGGAATAAAGCTCAAGAAGAATAAAAAGAATCAAAACAAAGCTCAAATTAGATCTTAAGAAAATTAATAAACTTGCAAAAAAACTTGACATTAGGAAAAAATCAATTATAATAGATAATGTAAAGGAGTGTGATAATATGAAACTACCAGAGACACTAAGTGTACCAATGGAAGAACAAGAGACATTAATCAGTTGGAGTAGAAATGATGAAAAGGTAAAGATCTATACGTCAGATAATACAGTACTGACAAAACTCAAGAAACTATCAGAAGCGGCACCTGATAAATATAAACTAGTAAGTGTTGTTAATAATCAAGATGGCAGTGCATATTCTGTAACATTTGAAGTAAATAAAAAGTGTGTAAGCTTAAGACAAGGAAAAGAAAGAGAATACACAGAAGAGCAAAAACAAGAAATGTTAGAGAGAATGTCAGCATTAAGAAATAGGAAAGGATAAAGACATATGGGATACGATAAGCGAATTGATGAATGGGATAAAATTAAACATCGAACGGATCATTTTCTAACGTATAATAAAGTAGAGAAAAAACATATAGAAGCATATAAAAAGGAAACGCAGGCATGTGACACACATACACGTGTAAATATAAATAAGGATAATATATCCGATGCATCCATCATTAGAGCCAAGAAAAAGACCCAGGTCCAAGAGAATCAGAAGTTCTTAAGTGAGCCATTTGTAAAGTTCAGAGGCATCGCGAAAAACGATGATGATAAGAGTTGGGTATATGGATATTACTATAGGCAATTATATAGTATGGATGATAACGGCGCACCTATATATAGACATTACATTGTGATGGACTGTGAGAATAAGATGACGGCGTGGATGAAGGGACTTGCGAAAGAACCGTTGAGAAGTCCGATCTTTGTTGAAGTCATTGGAGAGACAGTTACGCAATGGAGTAAATGCACAGACTTGGAAGGTAATGATATATACGAAGGTGATATTGTTGAGGTATATGAATTTGAGTACGTGGGTGAAGGAGAGAATCATAGGCCTGTAAAAAAGAAAGTGTTCGATGGAGTGGCTGCCGTGGGCGAAATGGGTAGAGGTGAGAAGAACGGTGCACCAAGCTTGTTTGTGGGATGCGTTAATGACGCCGCTAGATTAGCCGCTAAGAACTTCAGAGAAGCCGTGTATGGATATAAGATCGTGGGCAACTTCTTTGAGGATCCAGAGTGGTATAATGAGATAAAGAGAGGTAAATATAAGGATGACCTCAACAGTAACGATGATGATGGCTTTGATGACATCTGGGATAGAATCGATCCTGAAAGTGATGGAGATGATGAAGCATAATGTATTGGTACGATGATGATAGCTTCTGGGAGGATAAGAAACCTCCTAAGACATATGATTACTTGCATGATGATATAGAGGATCCTGCGGAGTATGATGATTGGTTACGATATATGGCAAGAGGAATTGGAATGAGGTATCCTGATGAAGATGACGTGTATAGTGATCATGATGAATACGGTGATATAATAATGCCACCGTGGAACGATGATGACGATTAGGGAGCGCAAGCTCTCTTTTTGTTTTGTGCCTGTGGTGTGAATCTGTTTAAATCTGTTTGAATCATTTAGATTCTGTGTTCATCTGGTGTGTCTCAATAGAGTATGATGATTCATTTTGCAATTAGATAAATTAAGAATCCAGATGATCTAAATAATCTAGATGAATCTGATGAAGCATCAAGAAAAAAATCTGGCCCTAGAATAAAAAGCTTCCTGCCTCATTAAAAAACGTCGCCCCATCAAACATTCGATTTATTTTCCATTTACATGGAGAAAAAACAAACTGAATCCCTTCCAGGTATAATTTAAGGGGACTCCGCGTTCTTGTCTGTTATTTAAAGAACTACCTTTAAATAAATCGTCTAAAATCGAAAATAACTATATATAAACTCTTAGAAATTCCCAGAATCATTAAATTAATTATATAATAATTAAAAAGAACTAAAAAGAATTAAAAGAATCTTCCCTCCATCAAAAAAAGTATCCCTCTCAAAAAAAATAAAAAAAGTTTTTAAAACCTATTGACTTATTTTTATATTCCTGTATACTTATTAGTGTAAAGGGGGAAAGGAAATGAACCTCCGAAGTACCCCTTACAAGTTCTTTGAAAAATCAATATCAGTCCATTATCATTTTGGATAAAAAAGAATTCATCACAGTGACGACGTCATAAAAGTACTAACTTAAACTGTAAAAAATAATCTGACAGTATAAACGAGGCGTCGGTACCGTGATGAACTCTTTTAAAAGCTAGTACGGAACTTGGCCAAATCCCGCTGATACTATTAAAATAACATTTATCATGTTTTCTCCAACCTATATTTAAATGAACCTTATCGGTTATTTTAATATCAAGGGAAATTGATGATGCAATGCAATACGCTATTAACCAAAATAATCAGCATAACTCAGTGAATCCCCAATTCACTTCCCGCACTACTTTCCAAAAGATTCATTCAACCCATCCCCTTAACAGGGATGCTATGAGGGCTCTGTTTAGAAGATCCAATAGGAACAGTTATTTATATCTACTTATAAATAATTAAACTCCTTATGGTCCCTCTTTAAATGTGCAAATTTATTAATCCCTTCTTCAGAGCTTTCATAGGGTCCTTGTAAGGCCCAATTTTAGTTTTTATAGATGGACTAGGTAGACAAATTAGGTAGACAAAGAGGACGCCTGTTTTGGACAGACAGGTTTCCTTGAAGAGCAGAGATCAGAACACCACACCACCTTCTAACCTGAAAGTATTTGATCAGTACCTTTTCTATCTCTGCTCCTTAAGGCAACTTATTTACCTTAGCTCACACCGTATTCACCACTTTTCCTCCTGGTAGTACGGTGTTTTCGTTTTCTCTTTATCCTCATCTAATCGGATCCTTTTTTCTTATTGACACTGTGTCAGTAATATTCTGTGCCCTTCTTTTTCCTCTTTTTTTATTATCTTCCTTCTTCCAGATGCTTGCAAATTGTAATCATCTGTTTTTCTCTATTTGCTCCTGTAAGTACAGTTTTTTAATACTTCGTGGAGCAAAAATTGCACTTCAAATTCTGTTTTTACCTTTTCAGGTGCAAAAAATCTCACCCTCTCGTTAAAAAACAATCGCCCTTATAGCTAATATATTAGCGATTAAGGTTACAAAAGAGGTTTATCGCTAATATTTGAGCGATTCTTTCACCATCATATAGTATCCCCTGCGAGAGCGCCCTTTTTGTGACACTGTAATGTCACTTTTCTGGATGTTTTCTATCTTTTTTTCTGGTTCTTTTCTGGATGATGCATCAATGACATAATTCTGGTATAATTATAACATAATTATGTACCTCGTAGCTATATCATTATAATGATATATTTCACACTATTCTACTCCATATACTACACTACCTCCTCTCGTCCATTTCTTTTTTCGCTTATAGGCATACACCAGATTTTTCGCGCCTATAAGGCTGAAAAAATACGGGCGGCAGAAAAAAGGTGGCACTCCAGTAAAAAAAAGTGGGGCGCCCGTGTAAAAAGTGCCCGCTCGCATAGTTTCCCCTGGCTGCGTAGTTTTACGTCGGTCATTTCCCTTCGACGGTTATGGATTGCTTGGGGCTGGTTATAGTATCGCTTGGATTACGGATTTACTTTGCTTGAATAAAAGTCAACTACTTAGACGGCGAGGAATAAAGGAGTGAACCTTTACTTTCGGCCCACTCCAGTCATGCAGCAAAACAAATATACTGCACAAACAATGAAACTTAACATAAGTCCATTCATTATCTACTCACCTCCTTTCCAATATATTGTAACACATAAACTGTGTAATACAATCATTAGTTTTTACCTACAACTGATAATCTTACCGTTGGAAAGATAGGACACATCATATCAAAATAATTTGCTTTGTATTCTGAAGATTCTTTTTCTTCATCTGTTAGTCCTATGGCAACTCGTCTTAACATAGCATCTGGTTTAAAATCATCTGTGAGAACATCTATATCTACAGGAGTACCATAGATTTTATTAATTGCGTCATAGATTTTATCTTCTCCAAATCGTTCTAGGTGTTCGTAATTAATAGCTAAGTTACCAAACACTTGTAGCTGAGGTACCCAGTTTTCTCTTGCTATAATTTCTTCTAATGGAAGCAAGACGTTGTTAATTGGAAATATAGGAAACACTTTTTTGCGCTTATCAATACGAGTTAAATCAATTAATAATTGTCGTGCTTCTAAAAGAGCTGATATAATAGATGAATCTTTTAACAGGAAATTATGACATCCTTCTAATCGATGACTGTCTTTTCTTTTTAATGCTCTTATATAAGATCTGGTAATTTGATTTAAGTCTCCTTGTATACCTAAAGAATGTACACGTTCTAATAAAGCTCCGACATGAAAGTTTCCATGGCCTTGTAAAAAATCATATTCAACTGCAACAAGCTGTTGATCCCAAGTCATAGTATTAACATAATCTTCTGTGATTTCATCATTTAATTTAATGGAGTTATAGACTCTAACAATGTGTGTAATGATTTTGTATCTTAATTCGTTTTTCATAAGTTTTCCTCCTAATACTTTTATTTGTTCCTATTTGATTAATACCATTATACCACAAGTGTTGTCAGCACACAAGTGGTATAATGATTTTGTTTAATTAATTTGAACTACCATTCACGATAATATTTTGTGTATGAAGTATTAGGATAAAGCTTAGAATCTTCTGCTTCTTCACATTCGGTAACAGTAATTTCAACATGATGAGTATGACATCTTGTTTCATCTGCCATTACTTCATCTACTTTCTTCTTAAGAGCATCGGATACTTTTGAAAAGTTATCCATAGGTTCTGTTACTCTGAACTCAAGAGTTGGTTCGTTCATTTCATCACAACTAACAATTTTACAACTTCCAATATAAACAATTTTTCTCATTTTTATTTTTCCTCCTATTGTTTATTTATTAAGATATACTTTTTTGTCATTATAGCCTAGATCTTCAATAATCTCTGGTAAATGTTCTGTTCCGAATCCTAATGATTCATAATTGTTAAACCCTGCGACTTCGTCCATTTGAAGTTGTTCGTGCCATACATTAAATATGTGAGCGTGATTGCCCTTGTCACAGACACAACAAGACCAACCTTCTTCTCTTCCCATATATTGTCCTGTCCAGACATCTCCAAATGCATCTTTTACCTTGTACCAGTGGCCTTTAATAAATTTGCTTTTCATAACATATTTCCTCCTTTGTTTTAGTTATGATAGACTGTTCCTATTGAATTTTAAATTTTAATTATTTAATAATACGAATCTTAAGTTGTTCTGGATATGATATACCTGCTACACTTAATACATCATAACAAATTTCTATGAATGATAAATCTTTATATTCTTCATCGAACATACAAGCTCCACCATCATCTTCTTTCAATTTGTTTTTCCATATTTCTATATTCTCTTCTGTTATTTTATCTTGTCTTTCGGGATTATTTTCATACACCTCATAATAAGCGTATGATTCATATCCTTCCTCATCATCTTCTTCACTTAAATCTGAAGTTCCTTCACAAATATGAAAAATCCAATGTTCATGTTCATAATCATTAGAATCTCCTACAGCTATCCAGAAATCTGTTTTAGTATTTGGACGTCCTTCAATTTTCATCTGAGATAATTTTTTCATATTTTCTTGTTCTTTATAGACATCATTTATATCCACATTAAATGCTTGATGAGCAATCAATTCAAGCCAATCAATATAATATGTTTGAATATTTTGATTATTTTTACATTCTTCTAAAAGTTCTGCGAATGATTTACTATAAACATCTTGTAAACCATAAATTTCATTTAAGTCATCAAGAATATAATTATCATAATATATTTCTAATCTATCTAATACAGCTGCTGTATTATCAAAACGATCCTTTTCGATTTTACCAAGATTAGCACCTTGTAAATCTTCTAAACTGTAATATTGTATTCCTTCTACTTCTTCCTGTTTGATTAATTCGAAGTCCATATCTGATAACAACATAGCACAAATTTTTGCATAATTCTTTTTCATACCTTATTTCCTCCTTTGTATGATTTAATAAACGACTGTTCCTATTTAATTTTTAAATTCTTGTTTATCTTATATTTAACAATAAATACAAAATTAATGTTAAAAGTACAAGAAAAACTGAATATCCTTCTCTTTTTGCCTGTTTACATATAAAATATATTACAGCACCGAAAAAGACCAATAAGAAAATTGCAACTTCCATATTGCACGTCCCTCCTTTCTTTTTAATTATTGAGGTGATAATCCACACCAAAGCACGAAAAACAAAAGTAATAATAAAGCTAAAACTAAATAAGTATAATCTTCATTACTCATAATATTTTCTCCTTTCTTTTATTAATGTTGATGGAAGAAAGTCATTTGACCTAACATCATCTTCCAACAATTTTTACAAGTCTTACAACTTCCTGGACATTGATATCCGCCTGTTGGTACATTTGCTTTAAATTCAGATGATTTTTTGAATTCGACATATGTAACAGGAAGTAAATATTTATTCTTCACTGTTTTATTATATTCTTCATCCCACATACTTAAAACAATTTTAAGATTTACAGGAAGACTTTCAATGCCATGTTTGTCAATCCATTCATTGATTAATTCCCATTTCTTAGTAAATGCTAAGAATGTTGTTTGAGGACAAGCTAACGCAACTCTGACCATACCGTCTAAATATTGTTCGTCAACTATATCTCCTGATGAATGCCATCTGAAATATTTATATGTAACATCGTCATTGTTTAAATATTTAATAACCTCATCAAAGAACGCTACTTTATCTTCATTATATGAATTGTAATTATCCATATGAGATTTTTTAACGTTTGGATATAAATGAGTTCCTCTACGAGCGTAGCAAAGTTTTGCACAAGGTGCATTTCTTCTACAAGTGATGATTGGTGGAAGATTTAAGGTTGGAACCTTATCTCCTAATTTACTATTTGATAAACTGATGTGTACTAACATAACATTTTTCCTCCTTATATAAAATTTTGTTATGAATCGACTCGACTGTTCCTATTTAATTTTTAATTTATATGTTTATTCTATTAAAGAATAATACTCTATATGTCCTTCTTTGTCAATAAACTTAATACGATATTTGCTAATATTAACTAATTTTGTAACTTCTTCTGCAAATGTTCTAAAATCATCTTCTGAATAAGCATAATTTTCAGGCATAAATACATCTCGGTAATATTGATATAATTTTTGATCTTTAGATTCATCAGCCTCTATTACATATTTTTTATCATTATTGTCATCATCTTTTTTATCGAATTCACCGTAATTTTCTTCATATTCAAATTGGTCTAAAATATAATTTACTCCAAAATAAGAAACATACGCTTCGTGATGTTCTGTGTCAATAGTAATTTCAACATCACCTTCTGACCATGCTTGTGTTTCGTTCATATCTTTATCAAAGATGCCAATTAAACCATCATTTCTGTCATAAGTGAATTCTCCATCTTCAGCCATTCTATTTTCAATAAGTTTTAATGCTTCGTCAGATAACCCGATTTCTATTTTAAGATAATTATAAAAATTCTGACAAATAGGTCCTCGTAAATTTTCTGGAATATGATTTCCATTATGTAAATTATTGTCTTCACTAAATTGTTGCCAATATCCTTCATAAGTGATATTGGTTCTTTTAGCAAATCTCAAGAAAGCTTCTATGGCAATCTGTTTAGCATTTGCTTTTGGAAATTTTTCTATCATCTTATTCATTAAATATAATATAATAAGAGTATTAACCGCAGCACTGTCTGTATAGGCTGACCAGTGTTGATACATATTTGCAACTCTTTCTTCTGTTTTTCCATCATAAACTGTAATAACTAATCTTTGTCCCATAATCATTTTCCTCTTTTCTTTTAAATTTTTGGGAAGCCTACATGGCTTTGTTCCTATTTAATTTTAACATTTTTATTTCAATAGTTCAAGAATTCTTTGCTTATATTCTGATTCTTTACACCATTGATTTGGCCCACCACGAAAATCTGTCAACGATTCTGCTGTTCTGTACATTGCTAAACCATTTACTGGTTCTGTTGTGATGTAAACAATCTTTCCATTATCTTCGTTTTGAATAAAGCCAATACATCCAACTTTTTGATAGCAAGTAACATCATCACGCAAATGAAATGTTAGATTTTTACAATCTCTAAACATATATTTGATAGCACGTGTAGATTTTCCTTTGTTTGGTAATAAATAATTTTTCATCTTTATTTTCCTCCTTTCTTTTCTATTTCAACTTGGTTTAAAATTTCTTCTAAATCAATTTGATTCAATAAATAAGGGCCTTTTCTTAATTTAACATAAGATTTTAAATCCTTTATTACAGGTAAATTATACGTTGCTTCACCTATATTTTGTACTTCTTCGAAGTGTCTTATTGTGGCTGTATCAACACTTATATTAATACCACTTTCGTATGCTTCAAAATGATATAATTTATTTTTATAAACGAATAAGATGAACGCACATCCCCAAGCCCAATGAGAAGGTGAAGAAATATCTCGAATTAAAGTCATATTATTTATTGTATTTTCGGTAAAATAACATTTGAGTCTATTTCTTTTATATTCGCTATATGCTTCTTGATTTATCATTTTTTCTTTTTGATAATTATAATCAATTATCAAACTTAAATATTTATTCAGTAATTCAAGAGTTTCTTTGACATCTGACAACATTTGACTATATGAATTTAAAGGAAAATAATCAAACGAAAAATCTTTTAAATTAATAAATATTTCGTTATGTTTTGGAGCAGGTGTTCTGATATATAGCCAAAATCCTTCTTTATTGTGTCTTTCTATTGTTGCCATATAAATAGATTCTAAAATAGGATATTGTTCTATTAAACGAGAAGTTAATCTAAAATCTATAATTTGATTAGTTTCTATTTGCTTTTTTAATTTTTGTACTTGACCACTATTAATAATTTGCTCTTCTAATTTCATAATTTCTTTTGCTAATATTTGATTAGTTTTAAGTACTTCTAACTCGCTTTGTTCAAAATCATTGTATTTTAGGTCTATGTTTTTGATTGCTTCGCATTTTTCTATTTCGCAAGTTTCTTTAAAGTGTGTTATTTCTTCATAAGTTTGTTTTGTAATTTTATCATATAAATTCATAACTTTTTCCTCCTTTCTTTAGAACTAGTCAGCATAACCTGCCGCTAGTTCTAATAAATACCATTTATCCATTTGATCAATCTCTTCCCAGGATTTTTCTCTTCTTAAAGCGTGTAACATTTCAACATAGCAATCAGGATTAAGATTATTAGAATCTTTTAATCCTAAATAACTTGCGTGACTGCATAATTGTTCAAATTCTTCGTCATCAATACTGTTATCAAATAAACATTGTACTGAATTAGCAATGGTAATATCCCATACACTAATATTCTTTTCGTTTAAGACTTCTAATTTTTGTTTGTAATTCATAATTATTTTCCTCCTATATATGAATTTAACGACTGTTCCTATTGATTTATGTATTAAAATGAATAATAAAATTATTTACTTAATAAGCGACGTATTCTTCCTATTACTTGCGGTATCAATCTATCATTGATATATGCAGCAGAATATTTATTTTGAACATCATCTATTTTTGCTTTTTCTGTAATGTCAGAATATCCTTGTTCAAAAAGAAGCGAAACTTGTCTTAATTTATTATACGTTGATATGTAGTCATATAATTCATCAAGTTCTTCTTCTGTTAAAGGTGTTGCTTCCATTGTTTTTCTAAATTCTGTTTGTGTAAATAATCCTTGAGAATAATAATCAGGATATCCTTCAGGACGACCTAATATGACCATATTGAGATAGTCCCAATGTGAAGATTTTTCATCTCGTCCTTTAACAAATTGAGGTTCTCTTAACCAATATCTGCGTCCAATTTTATTACGACCTAATAAATAATGATTGACTCCTAAATAAACTTTTGTTTGTTTTAACATTTTTCTTTTACGCATATTTTTTTCCTCCTATTTAATTAATTAAAAGAGAGATTATCCGAAGACAATCTCTCCAAATAAAGCCCATTGGATAATGAAATCTCCACTTTCAGCATCAGCATAACAACCAAGATAATCTTCAATATCATCATATTTAGAGTGGGACATTTCTTGTCCAAGACCTTCTAACACTCTATTGAGAGTCAACTTCCAAGGATCTCCTTCGACTCCTTCTTCATTATTTAAATCTGTTACACCTTCTTCTTCTGCATCTTCAAATTCAATATATCCTCCATTCCATAGAATATAAGCAGCTATTTCTACAGTAGAACAATATTCATCTTCAGGATGTTCTGCTTTATATTTCTTTTCCCATTTAGTCCAATTTTCTGAAGCGTTGTCAAGCATTGCCCAATAACCAATTCCACCTTCAAGTGCAATAGCCATAACATCACACAAATTGTCTTGTGTAATTTCAACTGTTTTTGTAATAGTGATTTTTTTAGTTTCTACGTTTTTCATAATCATTTTTCCTCGATTCTTTGATTTTTGTTCCTATTTAGTTTTAATGTTCCTATTTAATTTGTTCTTTTAGTTTTTTGATTTCTCTTTGCATACGATCCATATTGTCAACTACACCGTTTGTGTATTCAACAATTTTTCTTTCGTTATATTCTTCTAAATCTTCATTACGGCAATAAGGACAAACTCCTCTTGTACCATAATGATAAGCGTGATATGGATCATAAAGACCATATTCATCTTCGTAACAGAATCGTTCTTCTTCAAGATCATCTTCTGTCATAAAATGTTCACAATTTGGACAAAAATATATCATTTTGTTCACCGCCTTTCTTTATTTAACAGCAAGAATATCTTTAATATTTTTATTAAAGACTTCTGGAGTTTCTTTCTTAACCCATTGAGAAGATTGAGTAACTCCCATAGCTTCTTCTTTTGTTATTGGATTACCATCAAAATAATAACCAATAACTTTTGGACGATGAAGGAAGATTTTTGATGTTGTCATTCGGATATATGTTTCACCTTTATTTTCAATCATCCATCTATTTTTCCATTCTCCCCAAGGCAAGACTTCTTTAATTTCACCTACCATTCCAATTGCTTGTCTTTTTTCAATAACAGATTTAATATTAGAATATCTAACACCAAATCTTACTACAGATTGTACAACTTTTGTAATAACGTGTCCTTTAAAATTTTTGTTTGGAGTAATGTTTGTTTGATATGTTACTTGAACATAAGCTCCTTGATGTTTGTTTGAAATAATATTTAATAATTCTTGTTTTTCCATGATAATTTTTCCTCTCTTTCTATATATATTATATCATGTTTAATAATGTTTGTAAAGACAAAGACTATCCTAAATAGATAGCCTTGTCTTTGTCGTCTAAAATCATTAAGTCGTGATTTATGGCTTCATAATATTCTCTGGTTGAAGAACCTTCTTCTTTTTCAATACTTTTAATTGTTTCTCCTGAATAATATAAAGCATGATATCCGTTGGCTTCTTCATCATCTGTGACAAATATCACATAATCGCCGTGACCTTTTCGAATTTCTTCTCTAAGATATTTATATAAATCTTCGACTGTTAACGCTCCACATTTTGTCATTTTCTTTCACCTCCTAACAAATTGTCAATACGTTCGAATATTGCTGGTAACAAAGTTTTATTAATACAATTCGCAAAATCTTCGTTTTTTAATACATCAATTTTTGCTGCTTCTGTTTGATGACTATAACCTCGATGTAATATTTCTGCTGTTGTTATTAAATTATAACACGACATCATATAATCAATTAATTGATATTTTTCATTTTCATTTAAAGTAGTTTCTACAAAAAACTTATCAAATGAGTATATGGCGAAGCCTGTCGTATTATTTAAAAATAAATAATTAAAATGAGTATAAAAATCAATCTCTCTGCTTAATTCAGAATTACGATTGTTAGATAAAATATCTACACAGCCACAATTCCAATACTCATGCCAATCGCACACCCATTCAGGTGCTTGTAGCCAATATTTTTTGCCTTCTTTATCCTTTCCTAATAAATAAAACTTTTTTCCACGCCAATAAATTACTTTCTTTTTCATAATTTTCACCTCCTTCCTTTTATCCTCTACAACAAAGAGCACCATATTGAGAATGAATTGATGTTTCATCAACATTTCCTGTTTCTTGTGCCCATTGTAATAAAGCTTGCACAATTTCAGCATCAGGATTACTATTACATAATCCGTGAACTTGTCTTATAGAAAACTTATTATCAATAGAACCATTTTGAGAAAGTTCTATTGTAAAATATGGTTCAGACAAATTACTATTTTTTCTGAAAAACAATATTGCTGTATGTTTGTTTGCAAACGTTTCTTGATAAGAGCTTACACAATGATGTAAGATTTTTCCTTCTGTGGATAAATCTTCTACTTTTTCAGGAACTAAAATAGTAAATTCATCATTGCTCCAAGCAAATTTCTTTTGTAATATTTCCTTCCAAGGTTTATATCTTTCATTTAATAGTTTGGATTGGTCAGCACTGATTATTTGTTTAAAAGCATCATAATTTTCCGACATAAAATTATGAAGATAATGAATTTTCATTTTAAGATCTGATTGTAGAATTGCTTGTTTTAAACAATAAACAGAAATTTGTGGAAAATGTTTTGTAACACATTCACAAACATATGACAAATTATTATTTTTAAAATCTTCTTTTGTTGTTGGAAAATCAATTGGAATTAATTTAATTTTTTCCTTCATTTGATAATAATCATATAATTCTGATAATTTTGCCACGTCGGATGCACTAATTTTATTTAATATTCGAATAATTTCAGAATCTGAAAATCCTTGTTCTGGAATTATAATGTTATAAAATGTCATAATATTAAGTATCAAATCTTTTACATATAAATGATGACCTTTGTCACAAATCAGATTTTTAAACATTTCTAACGTTATATATTTACCATATTTTTTAGCAATTTGTTTTTTAGATAATGTTTTTCTATTTGAAGCAATTCTACAATATCCATAATTATAACAAGAAGGATAATTTGTTATGGACATGTTTCCTTTTAAAATATTAATCAAATAATAAAATAATTCTGCATGAAAATCAGTACAAACATAATTTTTATCGAAAATTGTTGCATCTTTTATAAAATCTTCGTAATTTTTCTTACTTAAATAACATTGTTCATACATTTTAGTCTTTTGTATATCACAAGCAGTATCAAATAATAATTGTGTCACTCGCGACGCTGTACGAGAGTTAGCAATATTTGTTGAATAAAACAATTTTCTTGCCTCTATAAATTCATTAACGTATGTAGAACCATAATGCTTAATAAAACTTTCATATGTCATATCTTTATAGTATAAAGGATTAAACAAAGGCTCTAATATTTTTTGATATATTAATTCTCCAATAGTAAAATCTTTATTATAATAAGCATAAGAATAATGACCTTTTTTACAATAAGAGTTATTAATGCTATACGAAGACAAAATTTCTGCAAAACTATTATTTGGAAACATTGAATTAAAAATGTAATTTAAACCATGAATTTCTTGAATCTCAGAAATATGTTCTTGAATACAATTTATAATTTGTTGAAAACTCTGTACATCTGAATAATTAACACTATTGAAAGTTTGATATTTATTGGTTTTATCAATTGTTAATTCTCCTTGTGGAGAAGCGAGAAAACATTCGCAGTTTCCTGTCTTTTTGTCATATACGTGTAATATTATATTTCTCCAATAGTTTTTATTATACATTAAAAGATACACATTATCTTGATCAGATTCAATATGTAATATATTGTTTGATTCAATCAATTCTTTTATTTTGTTTTGAAACATGTCTTGGTATGTTAACAATTTTGATTTTTGAATTGTTTTATGTGCAAATTTCGTTTTGTTTGGATGTTTAATACATTCAATAAATGTTGCAATAGGAAACATTTCATTATAATCTACAGAGTGATTTATTTGCCACCAATTTTTTAATACAGTTAAATCAAAACCTTGTTCCTTCAATATTTTTGTTGAAAAAGGTGATAAACGTCCAAATGGATATTTATCACCTTGATAAGAATCTATTGTATTTATATTTACAAATCTAATATCTTGGGTATTGGATGCATTACTAATTTTCCAAGATCTTTCTTTTGGTTCAACAAAACGTTTGTTTGAATCATACATTTCCCAATCATTTGTAATATAAAACATAGGTTCATTACGATATAAATAAGGAAATGCCTTTCTATTTGTAACATAGGAGTTAAACAAATATATGCCAACACCCTTTTTATTATTAATAGTACATTTTTCAATGAAAATATAGTTTTTAGAAGCATTTTTAATAGGAAATAATAAAGCATAATCTTTAAAATCTTCTAATACTAGTTGTCCTTGTTTATCATAAATTTTTCCTGCTGGTGTTACTGTATACATTGGTAATTGGCATAATTGTTCGTGTGTTTCAACTTCTACCTCTCTTAAATTAGGCATGTTGTTAAATGTGTTTACTTTAATTTCTTTATTCATAATTTTTCCTCCAATTTTTCCTTTTTCAAGGGATAAGAATATTTTTATGGAGAAAATATTCAAAACCTTGTTCCTATTTAATTTTCAATTTAAAGATTAATAATCACAGTCTTCGTCTTCATCATAATCGTCATAATCATCTTCATCATAATCTTCGCAACATTCCATTCTTTCCTCCTGAAGAGCTTTTTCAACTCTTTCTTTTAATATGACATCTAAATCTTCTTGAGATAATTTAGATTTTAGATCATTACAATTTGCAATTTCTTTACCTTCGTGGTCATAAGCAATTTTACCTTTGACTAGAATTTCAATTCCATTATCTAACTTAAAGCTATGATCTGGAATCATTTCTGCTTCTACGAATTGTTGAGCAATATTACATTGCATATAGACTTGAGACATATTCATTCCCATTGAAGCATAAAGATTTAACATCTTTTCTTTATCTTCTGCGGAGCTTGCAAATCCAATTAACATTTCTGTTCTAGGATCATAAACTGGAATTAATTCACCTGCATCAAGCATTTTAATAGTATCTAAAATACCTTTTTGAGGCATTTCTTCATATTTTTTTAATAAAGCTTCTTTAGCAGCTTTCTTTTCTGCTTCTTTTCTTTCTTCTGCTGCTCTTTTTAAATTTTCTAATACTGTGTTTTTCATAACTGTTTTCCTCCTATAATATAAATGTTATGATGTTCCTATTGAGTTATTGTTCCTATTTAACGATTACGCTACTATTTCATATAGTTTAATATCGTAATTCCATTCCTCTTTGCCTTCTGCTACCATTATAGCCATATGATAACATTCTAATTGAAAGTATGAAATTTGTCTAATAAATTTATGACACTCTTCAACAGAGTTATAATATTTAGTTTGTAATAAATATGCATCTGTTTCTTCTTCGTAAATTTCTACAAAATATCTTTTCATCTTATTTCACCTCCTTTATTTTTGATTTAGTAACAACTGATTTTAAACAACCAGGTGTATTTAATAATAATTGATGTAATTCTCTTTTACTAAGTTCATCTTCTTCTTCATTAATTAATTGCTTGCCTTTATTAGTTATTACTCTAATTTCATAATGACTTGGTACAACAGGAGAATCGTGATGTGTTTCTTCTATAATGATAATTCCATCATCTCTAATGAATACTCTTGGACCATCTTCTGTTTCGAATAGACACATACGACTTATCATTCCCCATAATGATGTATTATAAATAATCATACCTCCTTCTTGTTTTCCGTGCCATGACATAAAATAACCCGTTCCTAAAAAGGTCATTTTACCTTTTGTCTCTTCTAATTCTATTGATAAATCTTTTGCTTCTTCTAATGTAATTTCTGTTAAATTTAATTCTTTGTTATCCATAATTAATTTTCCTCTTTCTTTAAATAGATAATGTTTGTCACCTGTCTATCAGGTAGGCTGTTCCTATATTGTCCGTATATATAATATTTTTTCATTTTTTCAGCAAGTTGAATTTGATTCATATTTCTATCAAAGAAATAATAATCATCTTTTGGTTTATTATATTTATCCTTTTTTGTATGTATTCGGACCGCATACTGGACATTCATATAATTAAGATATTGCTGAAAGGATCTGATTACAACAGATCCTCTTTTCATCTCCATTCCATTAATCACCTCCTATCTTAATTTTGTAAAGACAAGTTTACCTTTTTCAGAACCACATTCTGAACAGTAATACCCTTTACCTTCTGTTTTATAGATTTTACCTTTTCTATAATAAATCCATTTTTTGTGACAGCAAGGACATTCTAGCATTGCGACTGCTTTAGGACTTAATGCTTCATCATATGTATAAAAATTACATCTTGAAATATCTACATCAAAGTGATATCCTACTATAAGTGCAAGATTTTTCCATACAGGGCCGTGATGAGCTTTAGGTCCTGCGTATGCGTGACATAACTCGTGAAGAATAACAGTTTTGATATCTTTATCGTTTACTAAAGCGTGATTGACAAATACGGTGTTCGTAACGTATGAATATCTTCCATTAGCGGTAGCAGATATAAAATATGGATCTACTTTTATATTAACTTTTTGTATTCGTTGTCCTTGTTCTTCATTTAAATATTCAACAACCTCATCATTTAATTGATTTGCTAATTTAATAACTGCTTCTGGTGTCATTTTACATCACCTCCTTTCCAAATACGCCACTAAGCATTATGTCAACTTTTTGACCAATTTGTTTTTCACAAGTTGGAGAAAGTTGAATATTTAAATCATCTTCTTCTTTTTGAAGATTTTCAATAATCTTAGTAGTTTCTGTTCTTTTTACTTGAAGTCTAGCCTCTCTAAGTTCATTAGCTGATGGCAAAAAGTCAGGTCTACCATTATTTTTAAACTCCTCTAAATAAGCTGGAGCTAAATAAGTGGTATCAACAAGATTTGCTGCCATCCATCTGCCTTCTCGATCTTTCTTCAAATTAAATGCAACTTGAACTCCCACCTTTGCATAACAACGATGAGACATTAATTGTTTAAAATGAAAAAACAGATTTTCGTCAAATTTGCCATTACCCCATTGTGGAGTAATATAGCCATAACCTCCTTTCGTATTAACTGATAAGATTGTTCCGATAAACATTTGATTTTGATGTAACATATTATTTACCTCCTTTATCTGTTTTTAATATAACATCAATAATTCCATATTTCAAAGCTTGTTCAGCTGTGAAGTATTTATCTCTTTGTAAATCTGCTTTAATTTGTTTAACAGATTTTCCTGTTTTTTTAGAGCAGAATTCAAACATCTTTTCTCTGATAAATTTCAACTGTTCAACAGCAATTTCAACATCCATTGAGGAGCCTTCAGCTCCACCAATTGGTTGGTGTAACATTGTTGTTGCATTTGGAGTTGCATATCTATGTCCTTTTTCTCCATTTAATAGGATAATACCAGCCGCACTTGCTGCTAAACCAATATTATATGTATGTACTGGAGATTTAATTAAATTCATTGTATCTACAATAGAATTCATTGCATATACGCTACCTCCACAAGAATTAATATATAAATGTATAGGTGCAACAGCTTGTGCATCTAAATAGAGCAAAGCCATTGTAACCATCTCTGCGCTAACATCATTAATTTCTCCTGTTAGCATTATTGTTCTGTTGTCTAATAATGCATTAAACATTTGTTCATTTACGTGATTCATTTTTATTTTTCCTCCTATTAATCAGTAACTTTAATGAAATAATGTAATTCTTCACCTTTAAGGTGATTGTAAGCATAATCATCTGCTTTTTGCCACAAGTCATTATAGACTGTAACAAAATCTGAATGACCTGCATTGTAATGTTGCCATAATTTCCAATTTAGTACCATTACAAATTCTGTTAAATACTTATAATTACTTTTAATATCTCTAAAAGATTTTTTATAAGTATCTTTAACAGCCTCTACTCCGAATGCATCAGCAATGCTGAAATCATCCCAGAAGGTTGTCATTGGCTTATAGCCTGTTTCTTCTTCGATTGTCCAATGTGTTCTCATCTTTTATTCCTCACTATTATAGCATTTCATTATCTAGTAATATTGAACCATTGTCAAGTTCAAATATTGCTTTGTTACTTTTAGCAGCTACATATTCGTATTCTGTAAGACCTGCTATATATTTACATTCGTCTTTTGAATCATATTCTTCAAAACGATCTCTAAAATATTGTAAATCAAAATCTACTTCATCGTCTTCTAAAATATCATAGATTTTGTCTACTACATCTCTTGAGAACCCACTTTCGTTCATATGGTCCTCAAATTCACACTTACATAATTCGTACTTTATCATAACACTCATTCCTCCCTTTGTTATTTTGATAAAACGAAACCAAAACCTTTTTTAGTTTCGTAAATACGCATAATATTGTCAACGACTTCTTTTGTAACTGGAACATTTGTCCTTTTACTGCGTGCCATACATCTATCTAATAATTCAATAGATGCATCTGGTTGCCCAGCATTATCAATTGTTTGTGATTTATCATAAATGTATTCAATCACATCCAATTCTACCGTATTATCAGCAAAATCATTTAATATATCTAATACTATCTTTTTATCTAAAGGTTTTATATTAATTGGACATAAACGACGTGACATCGCTTGATCTTTCTTAATAGTTTCTTCATATTCATTATTAGTTGTTGCACCAATAATGGTAACTTCACCTCTTGATAAATAAGGTTTTAAGATATTGCTTGCATCAACTGCTCCTTCTGCTCCACCAGCACCCATTAATGTATGAATTTCATCAATAAATAATATAATAGGATATTGTGGAAATTCTTTATTATATTTAATGACTGCATTTAATACAGTAGTAAGTTTTTCTTCAAACATACCTCTATATTTGGTTCCTGCAACTGTGTTTGCAATAACTAATTCAAGAATACAATATTTATCTTTAATTCTTTGATTTAGTTCTTCTATAATAACAGTTTTTCCAGAACCAGCAGGAGCAACAAGAATAGAATTTCTCATTCTTTTCTTTAATAAACTTTCTTCAAGAAGATTTAACTCATCTTCTCTACCTTTTACTTCAGTTGCTGGTTTATTCATAGGAAACAAGATATTTTGAGACTTCTTAATTATTTCATTAATAACTTGTCTTTCCTTAAAATTATTTTCAGTTGCATTAGCCCAGTGATTTGGATCCGCATATACTGGAGTTGTATAGAAATAATCAAGCACATTACAAAGAACTTCGTGATCTTCTATTGTTAAGAATAAATCTTTAAAGATTTCATCAAGAGTAATTAATGAGTTTTCTTTATGATTCATATCAACTCTTAACAAAAAATTCTCATCATTATACCATTTGATCTTTTTCTTAGAATTAATCTGTTCATCAGGATGGTTATTTCTATCCTTTAATTTTAAAGCGTTAATTAAGTTTAATCTAAAAGAACCAACAAAATTTTCGCCTCCTATTTCAGGAATTAAAACTTCTTCTAGTAAACCACATCTATATTGTGGTTCGTTATTTCTAACTAATAAATAGTTAATTAACAACATTTCTGGATATACCTCAAAGAAATATTTTTCTTTGGCATATCTTTCTGTTGCATTAATAAAGTTTAATGCATGATAATCAAAATTGTGAACATTATAATCCATTTTTAGCACTCTCCTTTTATGTCATCAACAATTTCAATATTGACATCTTCTGAATCTTTGTTAATCCAAATTGCAATAGGTGGATTTAACATCGTTTTACATTCATTTGGATAATCGTCATCGATTATTGTAACTAGTTTTTGAAAATCTGTTTCAGTAATTTCTTGATCGATTCTGTCATAATCTTCTTGTTGTAGTTTTTCTTTGTTCTTCAATGCTTTGATAATTCTGGCATTATCTCCTTTGAATTTAAAAAACATTGCTAATATTATATTTCTTGGTTTAATCATTTTTCTTCCCTCCTTATAAAATGTCGATTAAATCGTCTATAGTTGATAAAGCACGAGGAGTTTCTAATGTCCCCATGCTATAATCATAACAATAATAATCAGATTGTTCTTCATTAATAGCTTTTAAGATATGTATTGCAACAAACAAATTATCATCATTAATTTTGTCTATTGCAAAATCTTTAAGGCTATCATACGAAGTAATAGAATAACCTTCTTCTTCCATTTCTTTGACAGCATCGTCAAAGCCTAATTTGTTAATTTTGTTTTTAGTCATAATATTTTCCTCCGAGTTTTACCGACTTCTCTGTCCAGCTATATCTTTTTATACTAATTAAATGTTTGCTAAGCATTTAATGTTAGTAAGCCTTTTAATTATTCTACAATAATTAAACAAGGACGATATAAACTTCCTTTGTTTGTTATATTGTATCGCTTTCTATTAAAAGTGAAACTCCAATTATTAAAATTAACAATTTTTGTAATTTTACCATTGGTAATTTCTATTTTACCATATGGATGATAATGATTATTACCATATAATGGAATTGTGTATTTTACAACTCGATTAATTATAATCATTGTTTTCCCCTCCTTTAAATCTTAGCAGGAACGATTTCTGGATTTTTATAACTTCTCCAGAAATCTACTGCTTCATCATTATGATACATTACGATGACAACTTTGTCAACGCTTTTGTATCTTTTTTTATTGGTGTTAAAGTTCCACCATTTTTGAGCATCTTGTTCGTTTTTAAAAAAGACTTCACAGCTCCATCTATTGATAGAGTGTGCATCGTATGTTACGACAGCGTGAAATTCTGTCATAATTACGCACCTACCTTTCTAGCAGTTTTGTTTTTGAGAGCAATTTGCTTTCTCACTCTCATAATGCATTGACGCGTAATACGCTCAATATCAACTGTTCCAAGACGATTCATCTTGGAATGTAATTTGATGAAGCCAGCATCATTTCTTAATGCTTCAACTTCCTCTTCTGTTAATTTAAAGAGATTGTAAACCTTTTTAGGTTCAGGGACTCTTAAGCCCTTTGTGTTGGTGTTTTCACCTAATGTTCTTGAGTTATTCATATGTAACTCCTTTCTGTTCCTTATTGTATAATATCTTATATACCGACTTATTGTGCCGCAGTGGCAAGTGATATATCCCTTCTTATACAAAGAACTTGAAGCTTAATTAGCTTCCAAATGACTTCTATTTTCATAGAAGCCATCAAGAAATTAATTAATCTCTTGATATTTCATCAATAAATTAATTTTCTTTAATGAATCATTAATAAATGAAGCATAATCTTCATATAAAGATTCATCTTCGTATTCTTGCACATTTTTAAAGTATGTACTAAGAAGTCTGTGACTTTTATATTCAGATGAAACTTGAATAAAGTTTCTATCTTCTTTGATAAATATTCTTAGTCCTGGAAGTTTTTCACTTTCAAAGACAGTAGTGTATTCATCATTAAAACAAAAAGTTTTAACGTGAATAAATTTTATTTTATCTAAGAATAATATGAAATTCATCATTGTTATTCACCTCCTTATTCTTCATCAAAACTATCATTCATTGATTGGAAGCATTCATCATCAATGCCTGTGATGAACAGTTCCCTTTCTTTTGCTGATAACTCAGGCAGAGCATCTTGGATATGTTCATATCCTGGTTCTGCAAAATACCATCTGAGCCAATTCTCAAATTGATCTTTGTTGATATCAACAGTGTGATATTCCTCACATATAGGACATAATCTTCCTATTGTGAGAATACCTTTTTTGTAATTTTGGAGATGGATCTGGAAATCTCCAATAATTAATGGATCGAATCTATAACAAAAGACTCGTCCAATATATTCAATTACATTGATATTATTTTCAAATCTTTGAATATCATCAATGCAAATCATTGGAGTGAACTTGTAATTGACTCCTACAAAAAGATTGAACGAAGTAGCTTTTCCTTCTTCATCATATCCAAGTTCGATTTCAACAGGATATAAATCTGTTGTAAGAACATAAGAATTTTTCTTTTGACTTTTAATATTCATATTGCCGAATTTGACATTATAAATATCTCTCGTCTCTTCGTTGCGACATGAGTCCCAATCGGTTTCTTCAATTGAGACTTCTTTGGTTGCTAATAAAGCTTTAACCAAAGCTTCGATTAAAATAATGTTTTTCATATTTTGTTCCTCCGAGTTTTATAGACTTCACTGTCTAGTTATATCTTTTTATACTAGTCAAATGTTTACTAAGCATTTAATATTAGTAAGCCTTTTAACGTCTTGCTCAGGACGTGAAATTATTCTTCAAGAATTTTTTGTAATTGAGAAATAATTTCTTTTATATTTTCTGGTGATGTTTCTTCTGGTTTTTGATAACCATTACATTCTTCTTCATTCCATAAATGAAGAGTTTTTTGTCTTAACTCTTCTATAAAATTTAATATCACTGGCATCTGAGCAATTTCTATTTCTGTTTCTGAGAAATAGAAATATTCATATTCTTCAACAGAAAAATCTATCCTAAAGGAATATCTATTCCCTTCATAACTATATTGGCTGTGCTCGTCGGTTAATGTAATTTCGAATAATTCATCTCGGAGATTATCACTTCTAATTGTGGCGGTTAATGATAATTCACCGTCATAATCGTGAACTCCAAGTTCACAATATTTTAATAAATTTAATTTTGTGAATTTTTCACAAAATTTATTTAATTTTGTTGTTTTTTTAATGATTTGTTCATATCTTTTTTTGATTATAGAATTAAAGAAATTTGATATCTCTTTAATTGGAGGAAATTCCGCCTCCCAATCTTTTTGAAAAACTTTCCAGCTTGGTGCTGGTTGTTCTTCTGATCTTTCGTCGAAAATAGTGACATCGTTACTATCGACTTCTTCAAAATCGAATTCTTTGCCGTCTTTGTAGTCGGCTTCAATGGCAGGTCCAATTAATAAACCATTCATTGAGAAAGAATCGACTTTTCCTTTCCACATATGCATTGTTGTTAGGACATAATTATAATATCCTAAAAAGATAAAAAGGACTTCTCCATTATCTTTTTGAATATTTACATCCATTTCTATTTCAACTAATTTCCATTTTTTCAAATGTTTTAATTGAAATAATTGTGTTAATAATGTTTTTTCCATAATGTTACCCCCTGTAACCGATTCTTGATGTTATCTCCATCGCTTGTGTGGTTTTATTTATTTCACAAGATTTTACGTTTTGAGTTTCAAGGATTACGTTAAACCTATGATGATTTTAATCACCACCCCAACTCGAAAGAGTTGGACGCACTGAGCCTAATAGCTATTTAATGTCGCTCAGTCGACGGAGCAGTTTAACGTCTTACTCAGGACATTTTTTATGTGAATATGTGTGTCATAGTATTCACCTCCTTTCTTCCAACATTGACAGAAAGAATATAAATCTGTATGTTGGATTATAATGTTCCATTTAGGTTAAAATAAAAAACCTTTCCTCTTTAAGCAGTTGCTATGACTACAACACTCTCTATAAAGAGGCTCGAATTTTTTAAAGAGTTAATTAATATACTCAGAAAGCATATCCTTTCTCTTGCAACTTTTTTCAGACTTTATTGCCTAATGTCTGGTTATTTTTTTGAAGTATTACTTATTATATTAATAAGTATATTCTAATACTTCCGAGAATTTATAGCCTGGGTAAAGACTCCTCTTCTCATTGTTTATTTTTTTATACTGTGCTTATACGATGCCACTAACGCTTTTATCACGTTTAAAATTAACAAGAAATATTATTCCTTACATCATACATAGGACCTTATCCAATGTACAATGCTTTTCTTTCGAAAAATAATCTTAATTGTAATAAAGGGGGATTCTCCCTTGTTATTTTATTTTTCTTAGGATTCTATCCAAGAAAGGATATTCTCCTTCTTTAAAGTAATATCTTGCTAATTTTTTAAGCAAGATATCACCTTCTCCCTTGAGGTGTGTCCATTTAATGGACTTAACTCCCTTAGTTGGAGTTGCTTCTCTGGGATTGTGGAAAGAAAATTGGGTTTTATTTCCTCCTAAGAAGTCTTCCTTCCATTCAAAATATCGAATGGTTGAAGGGTAACCATTTTGATCTGGCTCTTCCCTTTCAACATAAGATATTGTTGAATGTTTGGAAGTTTTTAATAAAGCTAAAGCTTTTTTGTATAATCTTTCTTTAGCTTTATAAAAATCTTTTCGTTCATAATAATCAGCATAATGTGCTGATGTATTAGCAGCTTGTGCTAATATAATGAAACGAATGATTTTAATGTCCTTATTAGACATTCTTTTCCTCCTTCCTTTTTAAACATAATCAGTATGTTTACCCTTCTATCTAATATAATTACATATAGATAGAAACATACTTTTTATGTTTTTATTACTTTTAGCCAGTTAACTGTTATGTCTTACGTAAGTCATAACTTACCGAATGCTTGGGCTTGTGACCAAGACCGCCGCATTAATACTCTCGTACCACTCTGCGTGTTTTCTTTTAAATAGTGTTTTTAACGTGGTTGGCGCTTCCACGGTCTATTGATAGATTATTCTTTAATTAATGACCTATCAATTTTTATGACACGAACGTTTTTATGTTCGTTCCAGCGCAAGAACTTTGCTTCTTGTTCTGCGTCAGAACGTTTATAATAAACGTTCGCATCCATTTGTTCAACACCTGTACCACAAGTGTTAAACAAAATTATGTAAATGCTTTTTGACATAATCTTTTTCTCCTTTCTTTATAATTAAAAAAGCCTTTTAACGTCATGCTTAGGACGTTATTTTATTTAACGTACGCCGTAAATGTGGCGTAATTTTTTGTTAAATAAAATTCTTTACGAAGATTATCTCCGTAATTAAATTTTATTTTAACATATTCTTCAAATTCTTCTAGGCTTAAAGGCCTATTGAATGTGAAGAAATATTTGTCATAGTCAATGCCAGTTCTTCTGGCGTGCCAGTCAGAAAAACCGACTACCTTGTAGTTGTGTTTACAACGCAAGGCGTATTCGTCAGACCAGATAGAAATTACTGACCCGTCGATACACTTAACTCTAATGAACCCTGTTTTTGGGTCATTAAAGTCTATAATACCATCAAAACTGATGGTTAAAATGTCTTCGGTGTTTTTTGCACCAATGAAGACTAAACTGTCTTTTTCTCCACAGTGCTTTGTCACCTTGACAAAAAATTTTTTGTTTTTCTTAAAAAATTTTGTGATGACTGGATGAGTGGAAATTAAACCACTTTCCAAAACGAATGTAGACATAATCATATTAATAGCATTTTCCATTGTTGTTCCTCCAACCAGTTCTTGACATTATCTCCACTGCCCGCCAGGAAAATGACGGGATTTTAAGTTTTGTTTTATGGGATAACTTTAAACCCATTAGCAAGAGTCACCTTGCTATAGATGACAATTGCCATCTAAGAAAGTGTAATATACATTTTTTAGATATATTTTATGGGTATTACACTTCCCATCCGATCAGTGAGCCAACACGACATAAAAACCTCCTATAATCAACCCTTCAACTATTTTTCAGAGTATCCCCCCAACAAAAAAAGAGTCCTCTCAGACTCTTCAGTCCTACAAGACTCTCTCCCCTACTCTTCTTCCAAATCAAACGGTTCTTCGCTAACCGCATCTTTAAAAGTATGAAGACGCGGTAAAGTCAAATAATTTTTCAAGATATATGCCACATCCTCAGGCTTGTACGAAATTGCAATAATAACGAAATTGTTAAACGATGGATCATCCTCAATAACGGTATTAAAATAAGTCATCCAAGCTTTGGAATAAGATAAAGGAATATAACCTTTAATATCAGAAATCGGAATATCAGGTTGGATACCCCTAAAAGAACACCAGGCCTCAAAATGGTCCTTACGAATTTCGTAAAGGTAGTGAGAAAGGGTATCAACGATATCTTCTACGGAAGAGCAGATACCGATTACTTGTTCGCTGCTAGCATCAGTAATCCAATATAACTCAATGCGAACATTGCGTTTGTTTTTAGGAAGTGAATGAAGACGACGTTTAGAAACTTGATATGGAGCATAAACAATATTATCCTCGTCTGGAATAAGAGGGCTTTCGATTTTTTTCAATTTTTTCATTTTTAAAATCTCCTTTTTTTAAGTATATAAATAAGACATATATATAATCACTCTAGAATCAATTTTAGTCGATTTTTTTGAAGTTGTTTCTTGTAATTTAGGAAACAAACTTAAAACTTTGATAAAATACCTGGCTAACGATTAAAGTGTAATTTCTGTTTGAACGAATGAAGAAAGAACGGCGGGGTTACAATCACCGATAATAATATTTTCGGAAGGGACGATAAGATGACCCTCGTGCCAAGGAAGACGGAAGCAAGCGATAGGACTGTTTGAACCAACGACTTGGAAATCTAAGTGATAGGTATCGTGAAGTGTTTTAACTAAGCTTTCTTGAACGGAAGGTTTTTTTGTATCAAGCCCTGCTATGTAAAAGATGAACTTGCGGTCATACTTAATCCAATGTGAATGATGAGGATTCATCGCGGCATAAACAGCGAACGAGGTAAGAAGGCGTCGAATATCTGAGGAGGTTTCTTTGTGCTCGTAAAAAGTGTTGTTTAGATTTTTAATGTCAAGAGGATTAATAAGAAGGACGCGTGAACGTGACTCTGCTACTTCGGCACGTTGGAACGCTGGGAAATAGAGAGTGGCAATACGCGAAGCCGCTTGACGTGAGAAACCTAACGAGGAGGTTAGGGCATCTTGAATTGCAAATAGCGATTCTGAAGGGGAGACAGAGCCTCCTTTGCTTTTGTAAATGTCATAGAGGAAGCGCCAGGTGTAAGGCTCAAGAGGCCCTACGAAAGTGACGCTTGGTTGTTGTTGCTGTTGCGAGGTGATGTTGTTTGTGTTATTTGTATTTGTGCTGTTATTATTACTATTATTGTTAGTACTATTATTATCTGTTGTCATAAAATTCTCAGTGGTGAAAACCATAGGCTTGCCTGTGGGAGAAACCACTTTAATCCTCCTTTTTTAACTCAATGAGTATATTTTTACGCATTTCCAACATTCTAAGTTTTTTATATCCTACGGATGCATTTACTCTAGTACCATCCAAAAGTCTTAAATCCATTCTTCCTGTAGTACGCCTACCGAAAATGAAGCAATCCTGTTGTTTCCAACGAACCCTGTCGTAAAGCCTAAATCCCATTACTTCATAAGGCGCTTGATTTCGTTTCCGTATACCACCTTTTAGAATTGTATTCTTATGTATCTGACGATTATGACAACGTACTTTCTTTTGATAGTACACATACTGGTCAGATACTGCTTTCGGATTACCACTGATGCACCTTGCATCTATATAATGGTCTTTTGGTAAATTGTTTTTAATGCGTGTGTTCTTTGTGATGTATCCATAAGTCAGACCGACATTTGGATACATCTCTTTTAATCTGTTGTAGAATGCCCAACGCATAATACCCATAAAAGCAGCATCTTTAAAAGGCATTCCTCTTTTAATGTTTTTAGGTAATTGAATAGTTCCATTATGATAACCGTTGTGACAGGTTTCACATAAGGTAATCAAATTATTTGGTGCATTACCACCAGTTTTGCGGCTTTCAATATGATGAACATTCAAAATTTTATCTTTTGACTTGCCTTTACAGCATTGGCAGGTGTGTCCATCTCTGAATAAGACATATTCTCGAACGTTCCAAAAATTCAACTGTTCACCTTCTTGATATTCTGTTCCACTAATCGTAGGGTTCTTAATTTTCTGGATATCAAAACTTGCAACTTCTACAATTATTTGAGATACAGGTAAAATTTCATGCACTCTACTGATGACTGTCAAATGAGTATTTACTTTATTTTGCACAGAAGGTGCTAACCAACCATCTTTTCTCTTGCGATTGTCGAAACGTGGTTTTCTATACCTTGTTTTACGATTTCTACGGGTTCTACGATTTTGTCTACGAACAGACAATAAATTTACTATATCGTTTCGTAATTCTACATTCGATTCAAAAAGAACCTTATTTTTTGTAGTAGCGGAGATACCAACATGTTTACTGCCAGTATCCACACCTAAGTTAATATCTTGTGTATAGTTTGTGTTACTATACAAAAGTTGTATTGTAAACGGACATCTTTTAACTACCGTTGCCCTTTTAGATTTCAGCAGAATACGCACTTTAGCATGGTTTTCCGTAGGCATTAAAGGCTGTCCGTTTGAGTTTAAAACATAAACCATAAACCTGTACTCCTTTCCAAATCCTAAATGGATTTAATTACTCACTCCGAAGAGTGGTCAGTGTACCATCGTCAATGTTAATAAGAGGTTTTTATATGTAACACTATTCCTATACCACAGAACTGTTTAATTACATACCTTAGAGCTACAGACTTGGTACTACATCCGTAGATAACTATATATTCTCTAATAACGTAGCCTTTATTTCAAGGCTTAGACTACTCACTTAGGGTTGCGCAACCCCACGGGCTTACCCATGGGTATTAGTGAGTTTGAGAAGAACCTCCTTTTATAATTTCATTATTAATAACATTATTAATATCATCTTCTATGGCATCGTGAGGGGCAAGATAGTCATCATCATAACCGAAGAGACCATTAAGCATACGTTGAATGGAGACTTCAAGTTGAGGGGTGACTTTCTTAAGGGAATATTTGACACCAAGATATTCGGTGCCGTTTGGATCTCTTATCGGGCAATAAGAATCGCCGTATGGAATAAGAGAAACGATTTGATCTTCTAAGACGTCCCAAGCGAATGCCCAATTGAAAGAAGAATAAAGAGGTGCTAAACGAGAGCAATAGAAGAGGAATTCATCACCAGGCATATTATGCTCAACAAGTTGATTTTGAAGGTCACCGATAAGTGATTCAATAAGAGAAGAGCGAAGCTCGGAATAGGTGTCTGGTGAGAGGTCGGAGAATTGAGAAGAAGAAAGGGACTCAAGATGTTTGATTTGTTTACGGGCAATGTAAATTTTATAAAGCGAACGAACGAAGTCTAATTTTTCCTGAGAGAAGAGGGGGGCGTAATGAGCTTCGAAAGTAGGAAGCATTGATACGTTTTTCTTCTTAACGTCGCCGTTTTTGGCAAACTTGATGTCGAAGTCAACATTCTCGAACTCGCGACATAATTTATTCATTGTGCAATTTGAGGTGATAAGGGGCGAATACTTTTGATACTTGCGAACAAGATTTGTTTCTTCTGGGGTTTTGTTTTCCTTGCGAAGGAGTTTCTTGAACTTAATACCGAACATATCGCGGCTTACCTCGTTATAGGCGGACTCAAATTGTTTAAAGCGTTGATTAAGCTCTGGATAGAGGTAACGGAAGAAATAAGGTTTTTTGGAAATAACCATGGCATTATGTTTAAACTTTGCGAGGCGTTCTTCTGGGGTGTCGTCTTCGGTTATTTGCTCGAAATGTTTCCAAGAACGTGGGAGGGACGGCTTGTCGGCGCCCTTAATGCGGTCGATTTCTTGACCAACAATTTCACGTAAGAGCTTAATACGCGTCATAATTTCATTGTATTGATCTTGTTGCGCTGGATTATCGAAAATTGCTGCCATTGCATAAAAGATAGTGGCGCAATTTGAGAAGCCTCCAACGCCTGTTCCGAAACCTTTGGAAACGGTTTTAGTTATGTTTGCGACCGTCATTTTTTGGACGGGTGCAATACCTTTTTCGTATGTTATAATATTTTGTTCTTTGTGAGAACCTTTTAAGAAGCAAGGATTGTCTGTGGATAGGACTATATCTCCCGATGATACCCTCGGTTTCCCGATATTTATAGGAGAAGGGGACTAGACTATATCTTAACTGATTAATAACTGTTTGTGGTCATTAATCAGATGTTGGCACTTCGATTTAATGGATTTTATAATCAAGCTAATATCACCTGATAACCAACCTTGTTTAAGGGCTCTACTCTACTCATTTATTTTTAACAGATTTTCTCTATTAATATACTTTCGATAGTCGTTTGAGTTTTTAAACCTTTTATGTAATTTGATTTAATTTACCACAGGATTGTCGTCTCCATTACGAGGTACGAGTTCCCTGTTAGCAATGCTATTATTCGCCATTATCCTGCGAAACACTTCACGTTAGCATTACACCCAGATTTACTAATCTGGTTCACCAACTTTTACTATGACTAGTAATATATCAATCATAGTCAGCATCGCTTAAGCGAGCTGTAGCAGCATCATATGTGCTGAATACTATTCCAGAATATAGGTGGCTTAACCACCGCTTCGCCTCATCAGAGTTTAATACGTCTGATGGGTCATGTTCGTGCATATCAATTTGAGGACTGCGACAGAGATCAACTCTCGGTACATTCCTATCGCTCCAGAATTTAGAATATATTTGATCTCTTCCAACTACCCCTATTGGTTCTAATCCTAACGCCGACTGACATTGAGCAACAGGGTCGGACAGCATAAACTGGTAGTTACCATGAACCCAGATTTTGCCTATCTTGGCACGATTAATTGTTTCAGTAATATTTTTATAGATTTTATGTTGTATATAACTATCTTTAAGGAAGTTGTTGTTTTTAACTAAAGCCTTCATATAATTTGTTTGAGCGGTTCCATAAAGAGTATTAAACATAGAGTCTTCGTTTTTGGGCCCAAATGTAAATAGAAGTGTTGAGAGAGTCTCACCTGTACAAATTTGTTTTATCCAATCTACAGTTGGTTTAATTAAATTCTTTATGTCATCATCAGATAATGTTAATGATTGAATGTATTGATAATTAGCAAGAATATATTCTTCGTCTTGTTTTTTTGGATAACGTGCAACTCCCCAAGGAATATCTCCCTTTTCTGCGTAAGATAGATATTCTTGCCAGCTGTTATAATATTTGTGCGTTTTGAATTGTGATTCTGAAAGAAGAACATCTATTTCATCAATATTATATTCCTTCCCCCATTTATCACGAATTGTCGAAATGCCTTGTTCGTGAGCATAACCTCTAAAATCAAATGTCACAAGATTCCCTTTTACGAAAGCAGAACGAGCCACGAATGAACAAGGTGTATAAGAGAGATCCATATCTTGTCCCCATAGTGTGGCAAATGAAGGATCGATTAACCCTTGTCCATCTGCACAGTTGAGGTCTAAGTCCATTACTCTTTTTTCAATGATAGATTCTCCTTTGTCGTTTTTACAAATGAAATCAACAGGTTCATCTTTTAAAGTTCTGTGGAAATCTTTAATAACACATACTCTTGGTGTTCTTACCCATAAAACAGAAGAGAAGGATAAGGCGAAATATGCGGTATACTTTGCTAACACGAATTCTGTTGTTTTTTTATCCAAACCACAATTTAATGTTTCTACTACTTGTTTACGATATTTTGTGTTAATAAATGTGGCGGTGTTTCGTCTAATTTGACCTGACCCGCTGCATAAATATGAATAGTGAACTCCGTTACACACAAATCCTTTTGTTCTTATTGCGTGAAAGTCACTTTTCTTTTTGTCGATGCAAATGTTAATGATGTCCTTAACAAATAGAAGTTTTGTGATGTGATGGTTTAATACGTTTGCTTCTTTGTAGAACCCTTGTTTTTTATAATAATGCATTTTGTCTCTAAAGCGTGCAATGTAATTAAATATTTCTCTATGGTCACGATAATCGTTATGCATATGTCGGAGTTGTCTGAATACCATATTGTCTCCGATTGAAACAATGTTAGTGTCTTTCATTCCTTGCGACATTGTATAGTTAATTTCGTAGAACCCTGATTCCTTGTTATAATTGTCAGGTTTCACGACCATAGAGGCTGGTAATTTGAAAATTTGATATAAGTTTTGTATTACTGGCATTACCTTTTGCCTCCCCTTTCTGTACTCTTAATAGAGTGTTATATTTTTTTTATAATCTTGATGTTAATAATAGTAGTCAAGATTCACAAATCATAGTATACCTAATTTATTCCGATTGTCAAGACTAAAAAGGTGATTTTAAGAAAAATTCATCTTCGTCATAATCGTTATTAGAATCATCGCTGTATAGTCCGAAATTATTAACGATAAAATCTAATGTGTCAATAGCTTCATTTAGGTCAGGAACATAATAACAGATATTTTCTTTGGCAAGCATATCAACTTCTTCTAATTCATCGTTTGTTAATTCGGTATTTTTATTTCCTAATGTTTCAACAAAAATGATGATGTTTTTAAGTGGTTTGTTAATCGAGCTAATGCATCTGCTAATTCCTTTAATTTGAGGAAAACAAATAGAAATATTAACAGTATCTTTTTCTAATTCTGATGAATATGCTCTTAATAGAATCTTCGTTATTTTTTCAAATTGTTCTTTTGTTTGTGGAATGTCTTTCCATAGAATTGTTTTCATATTTGATAATCTCCTTGTGTAATACTTTTTACTTTTATTTTTAGCTAGTTAGAGAAGTAAAGAAGAGATAATTAAATAAAGGTGAGGTAGTCTTTATTTTTTTACTTTCTAACTTGTACACTAATATTATATGCGAAATAAATAAAAACAACAAGTTTTTTTAAAAGAAAAGTAACAAAAGAAAATAATAAGGATATATATTTAATAATTTTATATTATGTTAACGGAATATACCAGAGGTATATTCCTAATCTTTTTATCTTTATCTGTATCTTTTTTTATTACATAAAAAAATCTACAGTATTAATGTATATTATTTCTCTTTTTTTATTTTCTTTGTTTTCACTTTCTCTTTGTATATATTTATATATATTTCTCTTTAACTTTTATTTCTTTTGTTTTTATACTCTTTGTTTATAATACTTTGTGTATATATATTCTAGTATTACAATACTTAAAGTTATAATAAAAGTTTATATATACTAAGTTTTATAATAAAAAAAATAATAAAAAGAGTATATATATAGTTAGGTATTTTATATTTGCGAAGCAAATAAAAATAAATACGGGAGCGCGGTCGTGTATACGTGTGTAATATAAAATCAAGGAAAAATGCATGTGTATAAAAAAATAAAGAAAATTCTTATTGTTTTTAAAAATTTTGCGTATACTATAAGTAGTAGGTGATAAAATGATATTTAACTGGAAAGAACATTGTCAAAAAGTTCTAAAAGATAAAGCATATGGAACATCTGATAGATGGGAAAGAAAAGAAGAGTATAAACAACAAATTGCATTATGCTATTATCTACATAAAGAACTTAAACTAAACAAGACAAACACTTATAAAAAATGGGCGAGTATTCCTAATAAGTTTAGCACTATGATTATTGGAAGTGAATTAAGTGATAGAACTAAAGAATTAGAACTAAAAGAATACTTTGATAAAGTTTATGATAAGTCACTTAAATTCAAAATGCGAGACGTTGATAAACACTTGGAAATTTATCAAGAAGAGATAGACGCTATTAATAAGCTTGAGGCGGATGAAACATTCAGGAAATATATTTATATGCTTTTGGGGGTTTGTAAGTTTTATAACTCATATTACGGAAAGTGTTACTTGGATCATAAGTTAAGAGGTTATGCTTATGAATGTGTAAGTAACGGAAAGAAATATGGAGACTATGTTCAAACTCTTGTTAATACAAATAGGAAATGTGGTCCAGTTATTATTTCTGCAAGAACTAAAATGAGAAATATTTCTAGTTTAAGCATGCTAAAGACATCAGGTACCGTGGTAAGAACATTTGTTACTCCTAACGATTTAATCAAATGGATTAATAAAGATGTCCTAACGAGAAAAGCGATATGTCCTATATGTGGTCAAGAATACGAGGTTAATTCAAAGACTAAAAGAGATTGTTGTTTGGATTGTTGGAAAAAACAAAGACGAGAAAAAGAAAATGATAGATTGCGTAAAACAATGGCAGAAAGAAGAGATAAGGAAAAAAACGAGTAATAGTTACGCAGGAATATCCGTAAAAGTATATATGGAAAGAGAAGAGAAATAAAAGACGAGTTTTATTTAATTCTCTGGTTGCTAAAATAGCAGAAAAGGAGACCTAACGATGACAAAAAAAGAATTTATAGAATATGTTGACGGTTTCGGAAAAGAAGCTGGAGAATTTACAGATGATGAATTATATCAAATCGGAGTAAAGCATAAAGAGCTTCCTTTATCTGAAAAGAATTGGGATGAATTAGTTAAATTATTAGGCGTTGATAAAAAAGGAGAAGCTTTCAGAACTTGGATTAAATCAAAGCAAAGAGAAGAAGGTACCTTGCCAAAAAACGAAAAAATGATGTCTGATAGAGTTATTGATGGAATGACATTTGCTGAATTCCAAGATGAAACAGATAGAATTAAAAGGGAACTTTATAAGCAGCAAGTTAAAACAAGAGATACCTGGAATGCTTATCGCAGAGATATGAGAAGTGAAGCTCGTGAAGAAGTTTTAAAAGACTTAATTACTGATGCTATTAAAAACATCAAACCAGAAAAGATGTTTACTATTCCAAATGAAATTAAAGAGAATTCAAATGGAGAGGCGGTACTATTGGTATCTGACTGGCATATTGGTGTAACGGTTAATAATTTCTATAATAAGTTTAATCTCGATATTGCAAAGCATCGTATTGCTAAATTAACACAAGACGCTATTAGATATTGTAGACTTCATCAAGTTAAAAGATTTTCTGTGTTGAATTTAGGTGATTGTATTGCAGGAAATATTCATATTACAGGAAGATTAGAACAACAAATGGATGTTGTTGAACAAGTTATTACGGCCTCTGAATTAATGGCTAATATGCTTCTTGAATTAAGAAAAGCTGCTCCTGAAATTATTTATTATAGTTGTCCTGGTAATCACGAAAGAATTACCGCTAATTTAAAAGAATCATTAGATTCAGAAAATTATTCTCGTATTATGGATTTTTATTTACGAGCAAGATTAAAAGATTGCGGAATAGAAATGAGAGAAGATAATGTAAATCCAGAAATTGGTGTTATTCGTTTAATGAACGGAAAAGTTGGAGTATTTCAACATGGCCATCACGGAAGTTTCAATACAGTATTTCAAGATATGGTATGTTATTTGGGTGAAAAGATTGATTATGGCTTTGTTGGACACTTCCATAGCGAAAAATTAAAGACATTACACGATTTCAAGTTATTTACAAATGCAAGTTTGGTTGGAATGGATGATTATGCTTTCCAAAAAAGATTATTTTCTAAGCCAGCACAATCATTGTTAGTATTTGATGAAGATAATGTTATTAATCATAGTATTAACTTAGATATTCAAGATTAAAATATAAAGTGAGGCAAAAGGTTATGATAAAAGAAAAATTAAGAAAAGCAATTGAAGAAATGGCTATAGATAGCGAAGAAGAAGTTTTATTCTTAGATAATCCTTCTTTTGATAAATCTATCATCGGGATAACAAATGATTTCAGATTAATTTACGATTTGGATAAAATGATTGAAGAATTAATGGAAGATGATCAAATTGATTATGAAGACGCAATTGATTTTATTGATCATAATACATTATTAGCCATTCCTTATTTTGGGGAACAAGCTCCTATTATAAAAATGAGTTTTGCACCCTATTATGATGAAGAAGAGGAGGACGATATGAATGGCAACAAAGAGAAAGACTAGTACTGCTGCTTCAAAAAAGAAATCCTCTACAACAACAAGTACAGGAACTGCAAAAATAAAACTAGATAAAGACGGCATAGATAGCTTTCCAGAACCTTCTTTAGGCGGTCCAGTAATCCCAAAAATAGGGATAGATTTAGAAAAATTCAAATGTGTTGTTCCTTCAGAATCATCAAGGCAGGAATTTATAAGATATCTTCATAATTATCCAGATGACAAAGAAAATTATGAAAAAGCAATGTTTGAATATTGCTTTTATCACAATGTATTCTTTGATAGTAGAGTATTAAAAGCAGTATTAGGTAATAGAGAAGATGAAATTATGAATAAGTTGCCTGATATTTATACAGCTGTAATTAATCAGACTGATAGATACATTGGTTTAAATTTCTTCGGACAATTAAAAATGGAAAATTTTGAAAAATTATACAGTGAAGATTTAAGTTTATTAGCATTAACCGAAGAAGATAAGAAAAACAGACAACAAGTTATTGCCATTATGGGGTACGATCCATTTAAAGATGCTCAAGATGACGATAGACCTCAACTGTATAGAGATCTTAACGGTTTGCTTACAGAAGGTATGAGAAAAGATGTTGCTAAACAAAAAGCAGCTGTTCAAGTTTGTCAAAACTATTGTACTTTGTCTAAATATCAAAAGAAAATTATGGACTTGATGAATAGTGAACAATTAGATGCTGAAACTCAAAAGAATATTGATAATCTTCAAAGTATGGTTGGTAAAATTCAACAAATTATTAATGGTACCACTAAAGAAAATGGATTCACTTCTAGCAAATCTATTGGTAACAATGGAAAAGGTATGTTATCAGATGTAATGAACCAAGTAGAAACAGATTTTATTGATGAAGGAATTACAAATTATTATGATATTGCCACAAGTAAATCAATTGGTGAAGTGGCTAATATTAGTTGGAAGGCTATGTTAAATCAACTTAGATTAACTCAAACTGATTATGTTGATATATTATCTCAACAAGCAGAGTTGGTACATAAAGCACAAGATCAAGCAAGAAAAGCCACTGAAGCATTACGCTTGGCGAAAGAAAAAATCACAAAACAAAGATTACTTGAAGAATTAGCCGCTGATTATCGTAAAAAAGGTATTAGTGAAGAAGAAATTGACGAATTTATTAATCGTGAATATAATTTATGGGATGGAAAATAAAACATTTCTTGACAAATGAAATAATTTGATTATAATAATATTGTAAAAACGAAATTAGAAAGGAAGATTAAACAAATGAAGTCGTTAAGTGAAGAAGAAAAAATTAAACAAGGTATCTGGCCTACAAAAGAATTATGTGAAGATTTTATATTTGGTAAATATACTATATCAGGAATTACTAAAGAATTTGGTATTAGCAAATCTTCATTTTATAGAGCTATGAGATATTTTGGTTTAAACACTGTAAAAAGTGAAGGTATAAAATTACCAGATATCCCTAAAGAAGAGTTGATACAGTATTATATTACAGAAAATCATACAGAAAAAGAATGTATCGAACATTTTAATTTAAAATCACGTTCTGGGTTTTATGAATTGTTAAGAAAACATGATATTAAAAAAGATTTCGAACAAATTGTTGCTAAATCAAAAGAAAAGCAAAGAGAAAAGAATGGCGGTTTCTTAAATATGGAAATGGCTTCTTTCCAAGAAAAATGTAAACAAGGCGTTAGAGATAAATATGGTGTTGATAATGTTTTTCAAAATGAAGAAATGAAAGAAAAAATTAAAAGTACATTTAAAGAAAAATATGGTGTAGAACATTATTCTCAAACAGAAGAATATAAAGAAAAATATAAAAATACTTCTTTAGAAAGATTTGGAACCGAGCATCCATTTCAGAATGAAGAGGTTAAAGATAAAATTAAAGAAACAATGATTGATAAATATGGTGCGTCAACAAAATCTTTTAGTGAATTAGATCCTTATACTCAGCACGTGCTTCAAAGTAAAGAAAATTTTGAAGAGTTTTTAAAAGAGCATCCGAATCAATCTACAAAACAATTAAGTGAAATTCTTAAATGTAGTACTTCTTGTGTTCTTTTTCATGTTAAACATGACGGTTTAGAAGATTTAGTCGACTTAAAACCGCAATATTCAAATGATGAAAAAGAAGTGCTTTCTTTTTTAGAAGAACAAGGTATCAAATGTATTCCTAATTATAGAGGAGCTTTTCCTAAGACAAATTCAGAGATTGATATCTGGTGTCCAGATTATAAAATCGGAATAGAATTTAATGGTGATTATTGGCATTCTGATGTAATAAAAAGAAATACTTATCATCAAGAAAAAAGCATTGCTGCACAAGAAGTCGGTATTAGATTAATTCATATTTACGAATATGAATGGAGAGATTTAATATTACGAGAAAAAATAAAAGCAATGTTATTAATTGCATTTGGTAAAGTTGAGCATAAAATATATGCTAGAAAATGTGAAATAAGACAAATTAGTAATGCAGAAGCTCGTGTGTTAAATGAAAAAGTTCATTTGCAAGGGCATCGTAATGCACAAGTTACATACGGACTGTTTTATAACAATGAATTAGTTCAATTAATGAGCTTTAGTAAAACAAAGTATAATCGTAATTTAAAAACGGATGATTCTTGGGAAATTATAAGAGGATGTCCTGGATCAAATAATACTGTTGTTGGAGGAGTAAGTAAATTATTTTCAAAGTTTGTTAAAGATTATAATCCAGATATGGTATTCAGCTATTGTGATTTTAATAAATTTGATGGCAAATCTTATGAAGCAATAGGTATGAAATTCATAGGATATACAGTCCCTGATTTAACATACATTAAAAACGGCATAGGTTATAAAAGAAGGCCTATGGACAGTGGAGAATTAAGAAAATCTGCAGATTTTAGAGTATATGGTGCAGGTTCTAAAAAATATATATGGACAAGAAATTAATTCTTGTCCTTTTTATATAATTTGAAAAGGAGAGTGAAAGGGCAATATGATAAGTGTATACGGTCAGAAAACGGATTGTGGGGTGACAATTCGCGAAGCTGAATCTATAAAAAGATATGTAGCATTGATTCAATGGGGCAGGAAAAATCCTGTTCAATTTGTTGAAAAAATTTTGCAAATATCTTTGATCGATTATCAAAAATGGTTGATAGCTATGTCTTGGGACAAAGAATATGTTGTTTGGGCTTGTAGTCGAAATGCGGGCAAATCATTTTTGGTAAGTATTATTATGTTAGCAAGGTCTTTGTTATTTCCTAAAACAAAGATTCATATATTATCTGTTGCTGCAAAACAAGCAATGGATACTTTTAGCACAATGGAATCTATTGCTAAAAATCAAGTTAAAACTTTAATTAGTGATAATAGTGTTTTTAGAGATGAAATAGTAAAAATGAAGTCTGATTCAGACGGATTTACACATGACGCTAAAAAAGGAAGTAATGTAACACTGTTGAATGGATCTTTTATTCAATCGGTGTCCGGTACAGCCAAAACTGTAAGGGGAAAAAGATCTAATTTGAATGTATACGATGAAGCTGGGTTTATTGAAATCTTGTAAAAACAAGACCACGGTAAGCGTGTAGGGAAACTTGCACGAAGAGATTTTGTCTCACCCAATTACTTGAATTGCTGGAAAATCCTAAAGCTAATCTAACTACAACATAATATCAAATAGATATAGGTGTGATAGTTACGAAAGTAGAAAAAATAGATTAGATGGTGCAAGGTTAAATCCTAAATACTAATACAATGGAAAATCAGCAGCCAAGACCGAAAGGTAAGGTTCAACGATCATCCTATAAAAAGGAGTAAGAGTAAGCACTCTGAAGTGGGTAAGCCTAAACAGGTTATGCAAGGAAAAGATATGATCTGTGCTCATATGAAAGTATGAGATACCTGCCATTAGATATGGTAAGGATGTATAAAATTAGCGAATTTATACGAACGTAAATATAAACAATTATATGGTAACGGTAATTGTTGTTATTAAGCTCAAAAGAATTTTTTGACGTTACCGAACCATTCTGTACTCAAAGTTCAGAATTTAAAACTGGTGCTAATTATGATCCAGAGGTATATCCAAAGGAAATACCAAACCTTAGACTATATGTAGGATCAGCATCAGATACAAACTCTTTGTTCTATGCGAAATATAAAGAAGGCGTGAAGCAAATGATAGCAGGTAATGATAAATATTTCGTTGCCGACTTGAATTGTGAAATGCCATTGCATCCAACAATGAATGGTAAACCTTACGGTGCATTATTGTCACAAGATGAAATTGACCGTAAGATGAGAGAAAATGAAATTATAGCATTAAGAGAATACTATAATATATTCGATAGATTTGATTTAGAAGATTCTGTTGTAACAAGAAGTGATATAATGGATAACGAAAAGATATATTTACCATCTTGTACTTGGGGTGGTAAGAAACATAAATATGTAATTGCATATGACCCTGCTGCAAAGAGCGATAATGCTCCTGTATTAGTTACAGATATTATAGAAAGGGAAGATGGCACTATTGGTGCAAGATTCGTACATATGGAAAACTTAATTACAGTTTATGGAGACGGTTCTAAGAGACCTATGAAGATAGAAGATCAAGTACAAAGACTTAGAGAAATGATTTATGACTATAACGGACGTGATAATAACGCTCCTTATGACAATGTTATGTTCCTCCTTGATAAGCCGAATTGCCTGTTCAAAGTGTCAAGATATACTAGAAATAGATATCAGGCTGGGAACTAAAATAAAGCCTAATTGTTTTAATTGCTGGAAACCCTTAAAGTTGTATAAACTAAAGCGGAATATTTTATAAAAGATATAAATGCGAATGTTACGAAAGTAGAAAAAATTATACAAATACATACAAGGTGTGAACCTAAATATGTGTAAAATAGGCAACCGTAGCAGCCAAGCTCGTGAGAGAAGGTTCAACGACCATCCTTTTTAAAAGGAGTAGGGGAAACCCGAAATGGACAAACCTGAACGTTTCAAGACGAAGGATAAGATATGGTCTAAACTAATTATGAAAAAATTAGAAAAAAGGGCGATTACAAGCCTATAAATTAGCTGGTACAGGCGGCCAGGCCCCGACGATTGCTCAGATGTTATGTAAAGAATGGACAGACAAAACAGGAAAAGTTCATCCTGGTTTATATGATGAAAATTCTAAAGATATGAAAAGATGGGCAGAAGCAAATCCAAAGGCGATCAGAGGAAGAATGTGGTTAATAGAACCAACAAAATATAGAAACATGATGTTTGATGCGACACATAGACTTGTACAATCAGGAATTGTAGAATTTCCTCCTCAATGTCCTAAATACGACACTTTAGTTCTTGAAGATGGAACCGAACGTAAGTTAAGTAAAACAGAAATGGCTTCTTTAATTCAAATGGATTTAATGAAAGAAGAAATGGTATATATGACAAGATTTAAAACACCAAAAGGTATTGTCACGTATGGACTTCCTCCTGAAAAAGCAAGAAAGATGCACGATGATAGAAACTACGTTGCTATCATGACGTTACTTTATATTGATAAATTAAGAGCAGAAGGAGGATTGGGAGAACCTGCAGCTGTAGATTTTTCTGCGTTCTTTGAAGCTCCTAAAACTTATGAGCAAGTCAAGAAAGAATTGCCTGAAGCAGATAGCGGATGGACTAATATGATGGGAGGACGTTCTGGGAGAAGAATTAGTAATAATTCTCCTTTTAAAGGCAATAATCCATTTAGATAAAAAATACAAAAATGTCGATTGTTAAATTTAGTCATTTTGAAAAAGTGGCTTGCAATCGGCATTTTTTCTTTATGTTACGCAGGAATATCCGTAAAAGTATATATGGAAAGAGAGAGAAAAAATAGAAATTTTTTCCTCGTTGTGAAAGGAGCAAAAAAGGATGATTTGTTGTAAGATAATGACAAATTATAGCGACAGAAATGCTCAATTTTCTGTGTTGCTAAAAAAGTTAGAAAGACTAGGAGATATCTTATGTGCTAATGGAAGCTTGTTCTTTAGTTCAGAAGATAAAGTAGTTACAAGTAAGACAATAAAGAGAGCATTTAAAAATAGTGGTTATAACGATTGTTATATTATGGAATACACCAAAGAAAATGCTCCACAAGAAGACGATGATACAAATAGATGGCTGAATGATCATTTAGTTCGTAATTCATTTAAAGAATATGAAAGAGTAAATCAAGCCACATTAAAAAATATTAGTCAAAAATTAATAGAACTTGATAAGTTTGTAAATGAGATGTCTGAAAATCAAGCAAAGTAAAAAAGGAGGTCTTGACATAATGGCTGAAACAAAAAAGAAAAAAGTCGGTAGACCGAAGAAGTCTGAAGTTGCAAAAGAAGAAATTGTCAATGAAACTCCTCAAAGACTTGAAATGGCGGGAAAACAAGAAGAATATACCGTTGAAAGTGTAGGTAAGCAATGGGCATCAGTTTTTAATAATTTGTTTAATAGATATGAAAGAAATGATTCTATAGATAACAAAAATTCTATTTCTAAGACAATGGCTCAATGGAATAAATTAAATCCTTTCTTGCAAAATCAAAGAATTAAAAATTTATATACTCAAGCCGCCACATATAATAAACAAGATATTGGAAGATTTTTACAATCTCCTGGAGAAAATGAACAAGCATTAAGAAGTATTGCTTGGTCTAATAGTAGCAGTCAGTCTATATACTATAATATATTAAGAAGATCTTGTGATATTCCTCAATATAAATATTTTGTTGTTCCAGAATATAGTGAAGATGAAAAATTTTATAGTATTGATTCTTTTAAACAAGAAGATGCTTTAGTACATTCGTGGTTAGAAATGTTTAATATTCCTAACACATTTAAAACTATGGCATTACAAATTAAAAGAGAAGGAAAACAATCGTACTTATTAAGAAATAGTTTTGAAGGCGAAGGTAAGCAAAAAAAGCCTTGTTATTGTGCTCTTCAAAAAATGCCAACAGACTGGATAAAAATAACAGGAATTGGACAATTAGGTTATACTATATCCTTTAATATGTTATACTTTTTAAATATTGCAAATTATCCGTCATTTTTCGGAGAATTTATAGAAAATGCGTGGAAGGATATGATGACACAAGGCGTTATATCAGCTTCTACAGATGATATGGGAAGAATTACTAAATATAATTTTTGTCCAGATAAAGCAATGGGATATAGTTTCAATTATCAAGGAACAAATTATTCCAGCACATTTGAAAGTAATAAAAGAGGTAGGGTCCAAGAATATTTATTTTGGATAAAAATACCTTATGATATATGTTATACATTTGGAAGTGATAATTCTACCCCTTGGGCAGCTCCAGATACAATGGGTTTGCTTCAAAAATTGCAAGAATTATCAGATTATGGAACATTAGCAGGATTAATTGCTAGTACTCCATTAACAGCAGTTTTAACAGGTGAAATTGAAACAGTTAATGATCCAAAACCAGGCAAGAACGAAAGCGTTTATAGTCCTGAAGTCATTAAAGGTATGCAAGATTTGTTTAATGCTGTTACGAGCACTAACGTAGAAGCGTGGATGTGGCCTGCTAAAAATATTAAATTACAACAATTGAATGCAGATGTTAATTCAAGTGATATTGTTACAAAAGCCACGCAAAACTTTGTTGTCTCAGCGGGAGATTCTGGTTTAACTATTACAACAGATAAGCCAAACGTCTCGCAAATTAAGACAGCACAATTATTAGCAGCGTCTCAACAAAGATATGTTACATTACAATTTGAACAAGTTATGAATTTTATTTTAAAATATAAATTAGGGTTCAAATACGAATGGAAAATTAAAATTTGGGGAGACATATTCTCTTTTGAAAGTGAAAAGAAATATTTAAAGGAATTAGTTTCTGGTGGAGCAATGTTCTTATTGCCAAAACTTGCTTCTGCGGAAGATATTAGTTTGAGAGACGTTAAAGCAATGACCAGTTATATTAAGACTTTAGATTTTTATAAAAATTTTGCAACATTAACGATGGAGCGTAATAGTGAATTAACAGAAAAAGAATCTAATGCTAAAGTGGACGATGAGACTAAGAAAACAGGACAAGTCGGAAGACCATCGTTAGACGAAGATGAAATTGAAAATGACGCAACAGCGGCAAGCAGACAAGACGGAACTAATACAGTAGAAAATAGAGACACAATGAGCAAAAAGTGTCCTATATGTGGTGCTGAATTAGAAGAAGGTCAAATTGTTTGTGAAGAATGTGCAGAATTAATTAAAGAACAAGAATAACGGTAGTAGTAGAATAAAATAAGGGTTTTATTTGAAGTAAAAATAGAAGGGTTCATGGTGTTCGTAAGAACTCGTGCTCCTAACGAGGAGGTACTATATGTGCTGTCGACAATGTCCTGCGGGATATCTGTCTGAGCGGCTTTTGAAAAAAAGCCCGTATGAGCTTTTCTTTTTTACTTTTTTAAAAAATATAGTTTAATAAGAGAAAAATTGTGATAGAGCATGGTCTTTGTTAAAGGGACGCTCCACGTTGTGGGCTTCTATATGTTCTGTAGTAACTTTTTTGCGGAGAAGGATACTTAATGCTTAATCAAATTTTTCTCTTTTTACTATTGTTGTAAAATAATAAAAAAGGAGAATGAACTTGTATGCTAATGGATAAGAGAACAGAAGAATCTTTAAATCGTTTGCTTCAAGAATTGTTCGATGGTAATGCAATTGTAGATAATTTTGTATATAATTTAATTTATAATGGATTTAATGAATTAGGCGAAGCTATTCATAAACCAGTTGCGCATAAATTGCCAGAATGGGCTGATTCTATAAGTGATTTAATAGATCAAATGGGTGGTCGTCCTGTAAGATATGGTTTAGAAGATCATAAGGATGATATTAAAGAGGTAAAAGAAGTTTTTAAAGAATTAAATAATTATTTTTTAAGACTTCGTGAAATAGTGAACAAAATAATTGAAGATGTAGATATGATGGGAGATGCTGAAGTTCGCATTTTCTTAGAAGATTTTTTAAACAAGATGGTTATGCCGTATGTTAGACAATCTGAAGAATGGAAAAAGGCTTCTGAAAGAATTAGTGCTGATACGTTTAATATTCATATCAAAGAGTACACTCATTATATAAAAGATTAATGTAGGTGATTATTATGATATGGTTAGATAGTATAGCAACTACAGAATGGGTGAAGTATGGAGTAGAGGGAGCAATATTTTTAATTGCTATTGCTATTCTTTCAGTTTTTACTTATCGTATAAAAAAACAAGTAGATGAAAATATAAAAAGAAGTGACGCGCAAGAAGAACGTGTTACTGAAAGGCAAAGAGCAGTAGATGAACAATTGCAGCAAATTATTGCACTTGTAAGTCATATTCAAGACGAGAGAAATGATAGAAGTCATAAAGCTAAAGAAGAAGCAAAGAGTCGAGAAATAGACAATTATATTGTAGATCAATTACAAGGATTGTTGGTGAGTTTGCATTGTGCGAGAACATATTATGTTTGTTATCATAATGGATCTTGGAGTAACAATGGAATGAGCTTACAAAAAATGTCTATTTCAGCAGAACGTACTAATTTAGATGTTTCTAGTATTACAAAAGAATTACAACAAATGCCACGATCTTTTTTAATGTATTTTGATAAGCAGTTGGTGGAAAACAATAGAATTTTTTGCTCAGATGTTAAAGATTTAGAGCAAAAAGATACTATGGCATATAATTGGCTACATAGTCATCAATGTACAAAGATTGCAATTGTTGGAATACGAGATGAATATCATAAATATTTAATAGGGTTCGTTGTTGCAGAATATAGTGAACAATATCCGCCTTTAGTAGATATGAGTGATAAAAAGATCGAATTACAAGTTAGTAAAACTGCAGAAAGAATGTCAGGTGCTTTGCAAGTAGTTCATAGAAAAGAAGAACATCATGAAGAGCAAGATAGTCATCAAGACAGGTCTATAAGACATATAACAATTCAAGGAGGTGTCGACACAAATGACTAATAATAGAAAATTATGTTTTGAAGTTAATACAGATAGCATAAAGATAAAGAAATTATTAAAAAGAGATTTTTTAGAATTGTCTATGAAAGTCATAAGTGACGCAAATCCAAACAATAATGGCTCGTGGTTTACCGTTGAATCAATGAAAAAAGCGTTGCCATCATTTAAAAACAAGCCAATTTTGGGTTATTTTAATAATGGAGATTTTGTAAGTCATAACGGCGAATGGAAAAAAGATACAGAAACTAATATGGAATATTGGGACACTTTGGGTGTTCAAGGTGAACGAATATTAGGCTTAATTAGATGTGAAGATGATGTGAAAATTGAAAAAAATCCAGATGATGGACTTAACTGGATTACATTAACTTGTGCATTATGGGTGCAATATTCATACAAACAAGTTAAAAGATTATTAAAAGATGCTTTGTCTGCTAAAGAAAACGGTGGACCTACTAAAAATGTTTCGGTGGAAATTGATATTTTGGACGGGGAAGAAATGGAAAACGGTGTCTATAAAATTAAAGATTTCAAATTAGTAGGTATTACTATTTTAGGAAGCAGAAACGGTATCAAAGTCCAACCAGGCATAGAAAACGCAGAATTATCTGTTGTTGATATGATGGATAAAGAAGTATTTGATAAACAAGCTAATGCTATTCGAATGGCATATAGCAAATTAGATGAAAATACAAATATAGAAGAAAAAGGAGGTAATACTTTAATGGAATTAGAAAAGGAAAAGTCTGATGTCATTACAGAAGAGCCAAAAATAGAAACTCCTGTAGAAGAAAAACCAAAAGAAGTTTTTGAACAAAAGGCAGAAGACGATAAAAAAGAAGATAAAGAAGTTAAAGAAGAAAAGCCTGAAAAATATGATGTAGAAGAAGTTGAAGATAGAGAGGCATATAAAATACCTGATTCAGGTATACGAGATATGACTTGGTATTTACAAGATATAAACGGATCAATTTCTGATTCAGAAGATTTTAAAAAATCTTTAGAAGAAGGATATGTAACAGTAGATCATAAAGATTTAGTATTAAAAATTTTAAACAGATATATTCTTATGATGAAAGCAATTCGTCAAGATTTGGTTACCGCAATTGCAGAATTGTCTGAAGAAAATTTAAAGGATGCATTAGAATTAGAAGATTCATTATCGCAATATGAAGATTCAAAATGTTTATTATCTCATTGCAAAGACTTGGAAGCAAATTGTAAGGAATTAGAAATGAGTTGTAAAGATTATGAAGGAAAATGTGGAGAATTAGAACAAGAATGTAAGACATTTAAAGAACGCTGTGAGAAAGCGGAATGTGCTAATAAAGAATATGAGCATAAAGAATATATGAAAAACGTTGAAGAAATGTTATCACAAGCTTGTTTAATTGGTGAAGAAGATAAAAAATCTTTATTTGATAAATGCGAAAGTAGAGAAATTAATTCATTAGATGATTTAAAGGTCCAAATAGGTCTTGCAATGTTTAATATTGCAAGTAAAAATCCTGTAGAATCTACAACAAAAGTTAATGCTGTATTTGCTGCTCCTGTCGAAAAGACTCCTAATATCACTATTGGTTCAGCTGAAGAATTAAATAAAAAAGGTAGTAAGAATAGTTGGGATATTCTCGACAAATATTCAGAAAAATAAAGAATGCAGGTAAAAATATGAAAAATACATTTAAAGAAGGCAAGATGCTAAGTAATGTTGCTGATAGCTATCTTGCA